AATATATAAATTAAAAATAAAATATATTATATAATTATTTTTTTTAGAAAAAAATTTGGAAGTCAGTGAAAAATTCTGTATCTTTGCAGCATGTTTAACTTTTTAAGTTCAAATCAATGATTACAGAAGAAAGTAGAAGTAAAAATTTAAAATTATTTTTTACTAAATTAGAAGAATTGGGTGTTAACATTCATACTCTTCAAGAGAAGTATGGTGAATTGTTGAAAAATGCTTCATATTCCAATAATTCTTTTGAAGATTTAGCATACGATGGTTCATTGCTTAAAACTGTCTTATATATGCTTACACCAATTGCTTTGGAAGAAAATGAAACTTTTAAAAATTTCAAAGTTGATAAGAATAAACTCATCAAGGTATGTTTACTTCAACATGTTTCTAAAGCTGTAAGAATGGTTCCCAATAACAATAAATGGGAAATTGAGAATAGGGGTTTTGTGTACAAATATAGAGAAGATAATCCTTCAATTAAGACAGGTTTACATAGTGTAGCGTTAATGTCTGAATGTAATATTCAATTATCACCAGATGAAATTGAAGCGATGACAATCATAGATAAAGATTGTAATGATACCCAAAGTTATTTATTTTCATCAATTCTAACGGAAGTTGTCAGAATAGCTAATAGTAAAACTTATCTAATTTCAAGAGAAAGTAAAAAACAGAAAAATGGAGAAAACAAAAAGTAGCCAGGAAGCTTTTAAAGAAGTACAGAATTTTTTAAAGAATACATCAAGCGGACAAGTTCAGAAAGATGAAATGGAAGTAAAATTTACAAAGATTCATCCCAACGCTGTAACTCCAAGTTATGCACATGATGGTGATGTAGGTATGGATTTATATGCTGTTTCATACGAATGGGATGAAGAAAATGATTTTTACGTATATCATACAGGTCTCAAGATGGAAGCTCTAAATAGAGTTGGAGGTTTTCTTTTTCCTCGTAGTTCAAATCGTAAAACAAATTGTTATCTTGCAAATAGTGTAGGTATAGCTGATATCATGATTTATAGGGGCGAAATTATGCTTTGCTTTAAAGATAGAACATCTTCAGAAGATAGAATTAAACATGCTGGTTATGAAGCATTCTTTGAAACAATGTCATATTCAACATTAGAAAAGGCTTTAGTAGAAAAGAAAAATGCTGAAGATAAAATGAAAGAACGTATCAAGAATTTGGAGTTTGCTCCTTATAAAGATTTATCAAAAGCTGTTGGACAGATTGTTATTCTTAATTTTGATAAAGTAAAATTCAATGAAGTAGATAAACTCTCTGATAGCGAAAGAGGTGAAAAAGGATTCGGCTCAACAGATATAAAAAAATAATCATATTTTAGTTTTTAACGTGATAGGAAAAGCCTATCACGTTTTTTTGTTGACTAATAGATAAATAATTTTATTTTTTATAAAAAAAGAAATGTATGATAAATTAAACATTGTTATACCATCAAGGGTACCGATTAGTGAAAAATATGACTTTGTTGAAAATCTAAAAGAAACAAGTGAGTGTGATATATTTGTTTTTTGGATAGAAAACCCAGTAGGAGAAAGTTTAAGTGTTTTGTACAATGATATCTTAGATAGCGAACATATCAACGGTAATATAATCGTTTTTATGCATGATGATGTCGAAATATTAAAGAAAGGATGGGGAAAAGAAATTCTAAGATTATTCAATGAACATAAAGATTACGGAATTATAGGAGTAGCTGGTTCTGGTCAATTCGATGAAGAATGTGTATGGTGGAATTACCCAGAACGTTACGGTCAGATTTTGTATAGAAGTAAAGGTAAAGAGTGGATTGCAGCTTATTCTAAATTACTTAAGAAGGATTTACAAGAGGTTTGTGTTGTTGATGGAGTTTTTATGGCAGTAGATAAATCAAGAATCAAGGAATATTTTGATGAAAATATTAAAGGGTGTGTATTGTATGATAATGATTTTTGTCTTGCCAATTATTTGACCAATGAAACAAAAGTAGGAGTAACGACTAATATACGCTTATGTCATAATTCTAATGACGAATCAAAACCAGAATGGGATGATAACAAAGAATATATCATACAGAAATATGAAGATAAATTTCCAATCATTATAAAGTAGAAATGAATATAAACACAAGTAAAATAGAAAAATTACCACTTAATAAATTATTTGAACTCAAAACCATTATTAATGACAGCGTCGTAGAGATGTCAAACAACTTAACAGAGTATGCTATGATGCACACAGGTTTTGATTTCAAAAATATGAGTGAAGAAAATAGTAAAGAATATAGTAAACTTATGCAGTTTCAAAATTTACTAAGCAAAGTGAAAGAAGTAATAAATGATAAAATAATAAAAGAATATTATGTTTAAGTTTTTAAGTAATTGGTTTAGAAACATTTTTTTATCAATGAAAGCTGGTGAAAAAATGATGAGTACAGAAAATACAAATGATAGTACTATAAGCGTCACTCAAACGATATCTAAAAATAAATTGGCTGATGACTTGTTGAAAGAAAAAATCACTCAAGATGTTGAGATGTTGAGATATTCAATGTATAAAATTGATGAAAAGGCAAATGACTATCACGTCAATTTAGATGGAACGACAGTTAAGAAAAATAAACCTAAAGTAATAAATGGAAAACATAAATTCAATATACTAAACAAGAAACTAACGGCAGGTATAGCAGACGAATTGAATAGATTGGATGAATATGATAACGAAAAGTTCACCATGGATATTCAAACTGAATATATTACTCGTTTTAAAATTGAAAAGTATATTTCATCCGTAGATGTTGATATTGATGATAGCAAGAATATCAAAAAGACATCTTTACACTTTAGTACTATTCCTAACGTTTATGATGGTAATTCAATGCCATTTATTAACGAATTGAAGAAACTGAAAGATTTACCATTAGATAACGAGTACGCTGTTTCAAGAAACGAAATTGCAAGTTCTATGCTTACTCTTTCATTTGTATGCCTGAAAGTTGATGAAGAATATGATTTTACTAACTATAGCTTCTTGAATCCAAAGTTAGTAGACGTTAAAGAGGTAGATACAGAAATTATCTTAACTTTTGAATGGGATGAATACATGCGTAAGGCACTTAATTTAAGTGAAAAATATTATTCAGAAGAAAGAGAAAAACAATATCAAAATAATGAAGCTAAAGAAACATCTAAAAACTTGCGTGCAGTTTTACGTGTTGTAAAGTGTTCTGTATGTGGTAAGGTTTGCCAAATGGATGGTAATGAAGCTAAAATATTTGATAATGGACAAGTAATATGTAATGATTGTTTGAAAAAACAGGAAAACAATAATTGATTTAAATAAAATAAATTCTATATTTTGAATATGAAAACTATAGCAATAGAATTAAATCACGTAGTGAGAAATATTAACAAGCAGTTAATTAAATACTATAAGCGTAACTTTGATAATTCGTTAGATGATGAAAATATTGACGAAGTTAAGGAAAACGTAATTGAAAAGTACATTCACTTTGACAGTAAACAAGAATTTCTACAATTCATTTATGAAGACTATCCTTATGAAATATTCGGCTGTGCAAATCCAATAGAAAGAAATTTGCCAACTAAAATAAATAACTGGATGTACAATCTAACTAATTTCGAAGACGAAGAAATTAATGTAATTTATTATAGTATGAATGAGGATGCTTTAACCATTCAATCAACTTATTTCTTCCTTAGTAAAATTGGCGCAAGAGTAAGAATGGTCATTTTCCCATCTGATATTAAAGAAGTTTATAATATTGCGGATGTTATAGTTACTTCAAATAAAGAATATAGTACAAAATGTCCAAATGACAAGAAGTGCGTTTTGATTAGAAGTAATGGTCTAACCGAAAAAGATATTGATGAAAATAGTATTTCATATGATTCATTGGAAGACATGTTCAATGATGAAAATTTCTTAAAAACAATTACATCAAAAGAATAATATCTACATAAAATTAGTAGCATATATAAATAAAAGTTGTCAACTACCCACAGGTTAAAGACCTGTGGGCTTGAAAAAGCCCAAGTTGATTAGTCTAAGCACATCGAGTGCTACGTTAGGAGAGAATATACAGTTACCAAGTGGGTGTTTGCTCAAGCCCCTTGCTCTAAGGTTAGTGATTAAACAATTCTGTGAGGTAGGAATAGTGTTGCTAACATACAAACCTCTCCATAACATTGACGATGAGCATTTAACGGATAAATCCGACTTACAGTAAAAATAAAAAAAAGTATAATAATCGAATGGTTTACGTAATTAACAAAGAAGGACAAGCACTAATGCCTACTGAAAGATTTGGCAAGGTGAGAAGATTATTGAAAAATGGTCTTGCCCACGTTGTATGTCGTATTCCATTCACAATTCGATTAGATTATGAAACAACTCACTTCGTTCAGCCCATAAGTTTGGGTGTAGATGCTGGTAGTAAACATATCGGCATATCGGCAACAACAAGTAAGAAGGAATTGTATGCAGCAGATGTAGAACTGAGAAATGACATTGTAGAGAAAATATCTACTCGTAGAGAACAAAGAAGAACTCGTAGAAATAGATTACGTTATCGTAAGGCTCGTTTTAACAACAGAGTATCTTCAAAGCACAAAGGTTGGTTAGCTCCATCTGTTGAGAATAAGATTCAAACACACTTGACCGTTGTAGAGAAGATACATAAGTTCCTACCAATAACTAAAATTATAGTTGAAACTGCTTCATTTGACATACAAAAGATTAAGAATCCAAGTATATCAAGCGAAGAATATCAACAAGGAGAACAACTTGGTTTCTTTAATGTGCGTGAGTATGTGCTGTTCAGAGACAACCACACTTGCCAACATTGCAAAGGCAAGAGTAAAGACCATATATTGAATGTACATCACATTGAAAGTAGAAAAATTGGAGGGAACTCTCCAAGCAATCTAATCACGCTATGTGAATCTTGCCACAAGGCATATCACAATGGTAATATAGACATCAAGATAAAACGTGGTGCATCATTCAAGGATGCTGCCTTTATGGGGATTGCTCGTTGGACTACATACGAGAGGTTAAAGAATATCTATCCTAATGTAAGTATGACTTTTGGATATATCACAAAGAATACCCGTATCACTAATGGGCTACCCAAAGAACATTATGTCGATGCAAGATGTATAAGTGGTAATCCTAAATCAAAACCTCTTGGGTATTATTTCTATCAAAAGAAAGTGCGATGCCAGAATAGACAAATACATAAGGCTAATTTCTTGAAAGGTGGAAGGAAAAAACTCAATCAGTCACCATTCTTGGTAAAGGGGTATAGGTTGTTTGACTTAGTTGAATATCAAAATAACTTGTATTACATATTTGGAAGAAGAGATAGTGGTTTCTTTGATATTAGGAAACTTGACGGAACAAAAGTAAACAAAGGCTCTATTAGTTGTAAACGCATACGATTAGTAAATATAAGAAGAAGTATAATAATAGAAAGAAGGAATAGTTGCTCAATTCCCCCCACGAACTAAAGTTTTGTGGGTTTCATAGAGCTATTTTTTTATGGAAAAAGAAAAACAGACAAAGGCAATTGAAAAAATTAATTCTGAAATTGAAAGAATTAATAAGAATGAGAATAAAATATTTTTCTTTGTAATTGATACAAAGGGTAATCCAAGCGGAAGTTTATCTTATGTATATAACTTGGCTATGATTCTCCATAAAAATGGTTATAACGTTTCTATGTTGCATCAAGAGGAAGAGTTTGTAGGTGTTGGAGAATGGATGCCAGTAGAGTATACAGAATTACCTCATTATAACATCTCTAAAGATGATATTGAAGTAGCACCAAGTGATATTCTTTTTATCCCAGAGATTTTCGCACAGGTTATGAATCAAACTAAGAAATTACCTTGTAAGCGTATCGCCATTTTGCAGAATTACGATTACATGGTTGAACAGATGCCGTTTGGTGGACAATGGGGTGATTTTGGTATTATGGAGTGCGTGGTAAACACGAACGAAAATGCTGGTTTGATTAAAAGTGTATTCCCTTATGTAAAAACTACAACAATTAAACCATATATTGAAAATATTTTTGGAAGAACTAATGAACCTAAGAAGATGATTGTTAATATCGTTTCACGTAATCAAGAAGATATTAATAAGATTGTAAAACCATTCTATTGGAAGTATCCTGCATTCAAATGGGTTTCTTTTAGAGACCTAAGAGGATTTAGCCGTGAGCGCTTTGCAGAATCGCTCAGAGAAGCAGCAATTACTATCTGGGTTGATGATTCTACCAGCTTTGGTTATTCAGCGATTGAGGCAATGCAAAGCGGTGCTATCGTCATTGCAAAGATACCAGATAATAAATTGGAATGGATGACAGACGAAAACGGTGAGTTCAAGAACTGTTGTGTATGGTTTGATGATTTCAACAATGTGCATAAGCAGATTGCAAGCGTAGTACGTTCATGGACCACTGACAAGGTTCCAGATGTTATCTACAAAGAAGCGTCTAAAGTTGGAGAAAATTACAAGTATGAAACAACTGAGAAAGAGTTTGTAGAATATACAAAGGGAGTTATCGAGAATAGAAAGAAAGAAATGGAAGAATTGTTAATTCAACTGAATAGTAAAGAAAATAATGATAAGAATGAATAAAAATATGGAGAATTTAGTTGTTGTAATCCCTGTACATGAGTTTAATGATGAAGTAGGTAAATTGCTTCATAATGCAATTAATTCAGTACAAGAAAATATTGAAGTACGTGTTTCATGTAAAAAAGGACTTGAAAGTAAAATTAAGAAATATTTAAAAGACTGGTCAGATATTAAATTTGTTACGTGTGATAAGAGTGATTTTGCTTCACTTGTAAACAATGGTGTTAAAAATTCAAAGTATTTCTCAATTCTTGAATACGATGATGAATATACACCAATCTGGTTTGACAATGTAGAGAAGTATATTGAAACTATGCCAGATGTAAGCGTATTTATCCCATTAACTGATATTGTTGACTTTAATACAAAGAAGTTTAGCGGTTGTGGTAATGAAGCACCTTGGGCATCAGCTTTCTCAAATAACATTGGTTTTATTGATAATGATTGTTTGCAGAATTTCTTTGATTTCTATATGACTGGTTCGGTGTTTAATACTGATGATTGGAATGAAGTAGGCGGATTGAAGCCATCAATTAAGTTGACATTCTGGTATGAGTATATGCTTCGTGCTACAAATAAAGACCAGAAGATTTTCGTAGTACCAAAGGTCGGATATAATCATTATATGGGAAGAAAAGATAGTTTAACTGAGAACTATCGTGAAAATATGTCTAAGGAAGAACAAGAGTTTTGGTTTAAGTTAGCAAAGAAAGAGTATTTCTTCAAAGAAGATAGAAATAAAACTTTTGATAACCAAACTGAAGCCGAAGATAATGTAGAAGAAGAAAACAAAGACTAATTTTCTATAATATATAAAAATAAATGGCGTTATTGAGAAAATAATGCCATTTATAGTTAAAGAGCAGCACGAAGATTCAATAAGGAATGTGTTAGGAAGTGTGCAAAAATGTACAAAAATATGCTCTCAAAAAAATATAATAAGACATTTCCTACAACTAACAAGATGGCAAAAAGAGGAAGAAAACCATCCGCTAAGAGAAAAGGATATTTTTACGAAGAACAGGAAGAAGCGGTGGTTAATTATATTAACTCAAATAGTAACAAAGAAAAAAATCAAATCTTTAATACAATTCTTTTACCAGCATTTACCAAAATGATAGAATCTATTATTAGAAGATATAATTTATATCCTGCTGATGAAGAATTTAGTGATACCTTTAATGATACTATATCTTTCTTGATGACAAAGATATATAACTTTAAACCTGAACAAAATAAAAAAGCTTATTCATATTGCGGAACAATTTGTAAAAACTACTTAATGGGTAGAATTAATCAGGATATCAAGAATCAAAAAAGAGTTGACCACTATGATTATTTCAACGCTGACCTAACAGATAGTTTAAAGCATTCTTATCAAGACGGAAATTCCAAATTAACATATCTAAACGAATTAATGGGTGATACTGTACTCAAAATCGGAAGAATTATTGATGATAAAGAAAAGTTAAGATTGAATGAGAATGAAACTAAAGTAGGAAAAGCACTTATTAATCTAATGACTAATTGGGAAGATTTGTTTATCCAAATGGGTAGTGATAAGTTTAATAAGAGTTCTATACTTTTGTTTTTAAAGGAAACTACTAACCTTGGTACAAAGGAAATTAGAGATGGAATGAAACGTTATAAAGCAATATATTACGATACCAAGAAAAAGATGATTGATACTATTTATATGTAAACAATATTTTATGGGAAAATTAAAAATCGAAATCAATAACGTACAGAATATTAAAGATTTATTGCAAGAAACATATCGTTTAGCTGACGAACAAATTACACAGGCACAAAACGAGATAAACAAACTCGCAAATGCAACACAACTTCAAAACGAGGTTATGGATGCTAAAGGTAAATATGCAAAGGCAATGAATGATTTTATGGGTATCAAAGATAAAGCAATCGCAAAAAAATTAGATATTGCAAAACTTCTTACTGATATATATCAGCATAACGGTGATGTTAAGGGTGCACTTAGTGATGAAAATGCAAGTGTAATGGGAAGTTTCGATATAAAAGCAATCCGTAAAACAATAGACGAAGAATATAGTAAAAAAGATAAAACTAAAACTATTGAATTAAAAAAATAATATATGGTAGAAGCACTTAATAATACCAATTTAAGTTATAAGAAAAAGAAATTAAGCGATAAGGTAAAGACATCTATTGCTACTGCTAAAGGAGTCGTTGGTACAATCAAAAAAACCACCGATAGCCTTGGTATTTCTATGAACGCTAATAGCTCAAATGGTAAAACCGAATTAAGTGTAAAAAATGATAATGCCATACAATTATTAATCGAATTGTTAACTTTAGTAGGTGTTTCAAAAGAAGATATGATTGACTTCTTAACCAAATACCTTACCTACTTAATGCCTGCATTGGAAGTTGGAGTTAAAACATTATTACTAACTAACTTGAAAGGCATGATTTCCTGCTCGTATGACCCTCGAATACCTGAGAACCTTAGAAAGTATAACCCAAGAGGAGAAAACGCAACAGAAACGAATAGAAGAGGTATAGATATAGGTGTAGAGTCTATTGACCTAATAGGTAAACTATCTAAATCTCCATTCGGTGATGGAAAGAATCTATATTTTGGTATCAACCCAGAAGCAACTACTAATGCTTATCAATTAGCAAGAGCTAATGACTTTGATGCCTTTCTATGGTTTGTAATACATAAAGCCAAATTCCCAAGTCCTTCAATTGTTAATAACGAGAATCTTGATACATGGTTTAAAAGTAGATATAAAGAAAATCTTAGATTAAATAATACTATAGACCCGATTAAAATAGGTTATAGAGATACTAAGAATAATATTAACAGTGGTGTTACATCTTTATTCCAAGACATTGTTATAGATTACCCAGAGCCTTTATCGGTTACTGGGCAAACTACATGTATTATGCCTGGCAATACTTTCGTTCAAAAGAAAGATGGCAAATATGGAAGTGTTATAAGTTTATGTGTTACCGCAGAAGAATCTGTAAAGCATACATCTGATGTTAACAATATCACAAGTACAAATCCAGAAGAAAGTCAGAAAATAGCAACTAAATATATTTCAAGAAGTGAAATAGTTCCAGTATCAGATGATTGGACAAGTGCTAATTGGTATGTTAATCCAAAGAGATATTTTTATCAGAATTTAGGAATAGACGCTTTCTCAGGAAAGAAAAAATTAACAGACAGTAGAAACTACGCACAGGAAAAACCAATATGTAATTTACAGTTCTTTGACCAATCTTCAAGTGTTGGACAAATCAATGGTATTGTAGATAATCAAATACGATTAACTATACTTCCACGTCCTCTTTTACATGTTCCTGAAAAAGGGGAACCAATTTGGAGATTCCAACGTATTTTATTCAATGATAAAGGTGAGCCAGATAAAGACGGTAAGTATTCTATTCACCCTGGAAAATTTGAAAAAATCAGAAAAGAAGTTACAGAAACAACAAAGATAAAAACAGCTGAAAAATATGAAAAAATAACTAACGGATTAAGAACAAGTACTCCAGTAGTTGCTTATGATTGGATAGAAGTTACCAATGGTAATCCATATCCGACTACTGTCGAAATATTTTCAGTGGAAAATAATAAAGATGAAACACTTGTAAAGAAACTCAATATTAAAGCGTTTCATAACAAATATTACAAATTAGATAAAGATAATAAATATAATATTTATTTCGTCATAAGTCCGTCACCTGTAAACGGAGATAAGAAAAATACTGTACCACCTAATCTTTCAGACGGTAAACTTTTCATTAAAACAATTAAAAGTGATTCTGTCGAAAAGAATAGTACAGTAGAATATTGTTTAGATAGAAATCCTAAGAAGATAGGTATAAGTATAAACAAGTCTACAGGTGCATATGAAGTTATAAATACTACTAATCCTACCCAAGATATTCTTCCTTACTTACAGGAAGTATACAAAGGTTTAACAATCTATGAGTTTAACTATGATTGGGTTATGGGTATGAAACTTTTCGATGCAAAAAATATAATAACAAATCTTTTAGAAAGTACGTTAGGTGCTAAATTCGGTGGGTCCGTTAAATTATCTTTTGAGAAAAAAATAGAACTTGAAAAAATTACTCAGGTAGTTAAAGAAATAATAGAATCTGACGATACAGAATTAAAAGATTGTTATTTCTCTTTTTCTAATGATACATATGATGCGATGTTACGAAGTTCAGAAGAAGCATATCATAATCATGCATCATTTAGAGATAATCAAATAAAGTATGGTGACTTTACTGAAGTAAAAGAACTTATTGATAAATTTGATAACAATGCAACACTTCACGAACAAAGAGAATTACTTAAACGTATTATAACTAAAGCATCAGTAACTATATCAGAGCCAGCAAAACCTGTAAATAGACCAAAACTTGAATTTAATTTCGTTAACAATTTAATTGAAAACTTAATAACAAGTCTTGTAAATGCACTCTTAACACCAAAGGTATTAATGGTGATTATGGTGAATAAGAAGATAATGGGAAGTGATATAGGATTAATATCGTTTCAAGATATAATCAAATCAATGCGCTCGTTAATAGTTGCTATTGTCAAGGAAGTAAAAGATGCTATTTTACAAGAATTATTGAGATTACTATTAGATAAACTATCTCCTATCGTTAAATTAATGGGGGATATGTTATTGCAAGAAACTCTTGGTTATTATAGAGATTTAATGCTGCAAATAATGAAAGAATGTAGTTTTAGTCTTAATCTACCTTGGTTTAAAAACCAATTTGAAAATACTTCTACTGGAAATGTTGATTATGCAGATATTGATAAGAGTGAAACTATAAATGACCAACCCACAACTAACAATTGTTAAATAAGGAAATATGACTATAGAACAAATATGTAACACTATAAAAGGTTTCTTTGAAAGAATTAGAAAACCTGCACCTGAAATATCAAGTATTCTCATTGTATGTGCTATTGCTAAAAGAAAAGGGCTATCTGTGATAAACTCAACAGCGAATGTTGTCAAAGACTTAAATAAAATGGGTATACCAATTGGTGATATGCCAGACGGTAGCCCAAATTTAACGATAGGTGTTGAATATGCACGATGGAAAGAAATAGTCAGAACTTTCCATGAAGATGCAAAAATACAAACATCAAGTATACCAGGCGGAGTTAGTTTCACAGGTACTGGTGCTAATGCTGGTGGTCCTGTAGTAGTGGAAGGTGTAAATACCAATGCAAGTCCTGGTTATGGATTAATATCTTAAAAAACAAATAGTTATGAAAATATCAAACGAAGAAATAAAATTGAAAATTAAATCACTGGAAAACGAATATGAAATTAAAAAAACAAAAGTGATTAATTTAATTAATGAATTATCTGAACTGGACGAAGAATATATCAAATTAACTGAAGAATTAAATAAAGGACGCAAAGAATTTATATAATGAATACAACAATGTTTCTTTTAGGTAAAGTTGAGGAAGTTGAAGACAGAACCACTCCTAATGGTTCTGATGGTCTACGTGTAAAAGCACGTACTACTTCTGATAATACACTTGGTATCGTTCCATGGGCATTTCCTTTACTTCCCAAAGTTTTTCAGTCAGTTCCAAAGGTAGGAGAATATGTATTAATTTTCCTTACTGAAATAGGTAATACTGGTAGCCAGAGATATTATATAGGACCAATTATCTCTCAGCCACAGGATTTTGAATTAAGCAATACTAAAGCTAAAGCGTTAAGTTTAACTCAAGAGAACGTAAGTAAACCTTTAAAGAAAATAACTAATGATAATTACACTAAAGGTTCTTTTCCTGAACCTAATGATGTTGCTGTAGTCGGACGTGGACAAGAAGATATAGTATTAAAATTTGATAAAGATACAGAAACAAGTGAAGTTGATTTGCGTGCTGGTATAAGACAAAAACCAGTTAATGATGATGACCCTTCTAAGTTTGGTAATATTATATTTAACTCAGTTGACCCAACGTATATACAATTAAAATATAAAAAGAACCTTGTTAGTGGATATGATACAAAAACAGGTACACCTCAACATGCTAATAGTATCGTCAATGTAGTCGCTGATAAAATTAATTTAGTTAGTAACAAAGATAATGATGCAAGCATATATATTCATGATAATGAGAAATTAATAGAAGATAAGAATCTTTCAAACCTTATGTCTTCCTTACACCCAGCCGTTAAAGGTGATAAATTAATGGAACTATTAGAAATTATGCGTGAATCTATTTTACGTCATGTTCATCCTTGGGCTGGTATGGAACAGTGCGGTGACTGGGCAGGTGCAATCAATAAGTTAAAAGATTATTCTATCAACGAAATCATCTCTCAAGATATTCGTATTTCATAAACTATTTATATATTAAACGCTTAAAAACAATGTTAGAACGTACATATTTATCCAAATTCAATACCATAATTAAAGGTAAAAATTTTAACACTGGTCTTAATCCTATTGCAGAATTATGCTACGGATTAAGTACAACACGTATTTTATGTTACTTCGACATTGATAAAATATCTCATCTTATTAAAGATGGAATTATGCCAGATAGAAGTAAAATGAAACATACCTTGCGCATTACTAATGCTGGGTCTATTGATTTCACACAACTTCATAACAAAGAAACAAGTACTATTCACGACTGTAATAGACACCGTGCTACATCTTTTGATGTTATATTTTTCTTAATTCCAAAAAGATGGGATAGAGGTAAAGGATTTGATTATTCAACAAGTTCATTTAATATTGATTTCTATAGCGGAAAACAAACAGACCCTGATAGATTAATATCAACAGATGGTTGTAATTGGTATCAAGCGAGAAATGGTGTTAAATGGGATGAGGAAGGTGTGTACAGTAATGAAACTTTCTCAAAAGAATATGATAAATTCGGAACTATTGCTGGAAGTAGCATAATAATCGGTAGACAGCATTTCGATATTGGTAATGAAAACATTTCACTTGATGTAACAAATGTTATAAATCAAATGATAGATGGTGAAATAGAAAATAATGGTATCGGTATAGCGTTCTCGCCACAACTTGAAAGAACTGGAGAGAATACTGGTTTTGCAAAATCAACCACAGAAGAATATGTTGGCTTCTTAACTGACAAAACAAATACTTTCTTTGAGCCATTTATAGAAACAGTATATAATGACTATATTTCTGATAATAGGTCTAATTTTGTTCTAAATAAGGATAATAAATTATATCTTTATTGTTCTATGGGCGGTACATTAACTAATTTGGATAAAAACCCAACCGTAACAATAAAAAACGGAAATGAGGAAGTTATAACAGATAAGAATGGTAAACTATGTGAAAATATAGAAAGTAAACAATATAGTAATGGTGTTTACTATATTGAAATTAATTTACCAAAAGCAAAATACGAAGCAGACACCATGTTTTATGATACATGGAAAAATATCGTATATAAAGGCACTGAATTTGATGCAGTTGAACTTGATTTTACTACAAAAAATCCACGTTCATTCTTTAATATTGGTTCCAGTATAACAGAATCACAAAATTTTACACCTTCTCTTAGCGGTATAAAAGCTAATGAAAAAATTAAAAGAGGTGATGTAAGAAAATTAGTAATAGTTGCTAAAGTTGATTATAAGAAAGCTGATGCAGCATTAATTGACGGAATGCAATGGCGCTTATACACTAAAGACGGTGAAAGAGAACTTGATATAATACCATTTGAAAATGTAAATAAAACAAATACCGAAAATTATGTATTAGTAAATACTAATATGTTGATTCCTCAAAATTATTATGTTGACATCAAAGTTAATTACGGTATGCAAACAATTATTCATCACGATTCATTACATTTCAAAATTGTTGATGATTTAAATAATAAATATATATAAATGTTATCATGTCAATAGCTGAAAGATTAATAGAACTAAAGCTCATTAAACATAATCTTAAAACAATTATTAATGGACTTGGTGGACGTTGCGGTGAAAATTTTACTCTATATCATACAGATTTAGAGAAATTAATCACGGAAAGAGATACTGGTAATGAATATTTTACAAACTTTAACATTTCAGATGATATTACAAAAATAGGTGATTATGCTTTTCCAAATGCTAAATTCTCAAGTATAAATGTCCCCTCATCCGTCAAAAGTATCGGTGAGAGAGCTTTCTTTAATAATAGGTCCCTTACGTCTGTTACTATTTCAGATGGTGTTAAACAAATTGGTAATGAAGCTTTTAATAGCTGTAATAACTTAGAACAAATAAACTTACCTCAGAGTCTTGAATATATTGGCAGTGGCGCATTTAATAATTGCCGTAAACTTCCAAGAATTGTCTTACCTACAAATATTAAAGAAATAGGTAGTTACACTTTTGCAAATAATAGAACATTCACCAATTTCGAATTTCCTTCAATGGTAACAAGAATTGGTGATAGTGCTTTTAGTAACTGTAGAAAACTTGGTAACGTAACTCTACCAGAAAATTTAAATTACATTGGTAGAGAAGCTTTCGCATATAATCAAGCGATGACGGAAGTAACTTTCCCAGAAACAATAGCAACATTAGGAAATGGTGTATTCGCTTATTGTCTTAATTTAGAAAGAGTAACATTTCCAGAACATGCTATAATCAATTTAATAGATGGTACTTTTAAATTCTGTACAAAACTTAGAGATATAAACTTACCAAATGGTATTACTCAGATACCATATATTATGTTTCAGAATTGTACCAGTCTTACTTCAATTACAGTACCTGATACTGTTACAAATATAGGTGGTTCTGCTTTCGGCAACTGTAGTAAGTTAAGTAATGTGCATCTATCTTCAAATTTAACTAATATTAGTAATTCATCCTTTTACGGCTGTACTGCATTATCTGCTATAACCTTACCTGATAGCGTTCAAACAATTGGTGATTCAGCATTTAGAGAATGTACTAACTTGAAAAATATAACAATACCAGAAGGTGTAACCAAACTTGAAAATAATACATTTTTTAATGATAAATCATTAACTGCGGTTACTCTACCGTCTACATTAGTAACTATTGGAATAAATAACTTTATGAATGATACTTTATTGGAAAGTATCAATATTCCTGATAATGTAACATCTATCGGAAGTAGTTGCTTCCAAGAATGCAATTCTCTATCCAGTATCACATTACCAGAAAGCGTGAAACTAATAGGTGCTTCATGCTTTAGCGGTTGTATAAAACTTCAATCATGCAACATACCAAGTCAAGTAACACGTATTGAACCTAATACTTTTAATCGAAATCAAAGTTTAACATCATTTACAATTCCAAATACAGTAAAATATATTGGAAATGGTGCATTCGATGGATGTACCAATTTACAAAATGTTAATATTCCTAACGGAATAACAAGATTAGAAAGCAGAATATTCAATAATTGTGTATCATTAACAAATACTACAATTCCAAATACAGTAAATTATATTGGACAATATGCATTTGGTGGATGTAACAATATAACAGAATTTATTATTCCAGAAGGTGTTGAAACAATAGACCAGGGTGCTGTTCATGTTTGTCAGAAGTTAGAAAGAATAGTGATACCACACTCAGTTAAAGAAATTTTAGGACAAGGTATGTTTTATGCACATCCAAAATTAACTGATGTTGTTTACAATGGTACTAAAGAAGAATGGAAAAAGATTAAAAAAAATAACAACTGGTGGACTCAATCAGGTTTAGCCGTCATTAAATGTACTGATGGTGAATTTCCACTTAGAAATTATTTAACAGCAGTACCATAAAAAATAACAGCATATAAAAAATATATGCTGTTATTTTTTTTATTTAAATAAAAATCATTTTCACAAATAAGACTATAATAATCATCTCTATAGCACCACACATAGTCCATAATGCGTCCTTTTTATCTGGTACATTTCCCTTAAAGTATCTTGGGTCAAACCAATACTCTTTGCCAAACGCAAATAAAGCTGTTATAAGCGTTGATATTGCTAAAGATGTATAAACACCCACTCCTAATACTAATAACGCAATACAAGCTAAAAAAAACACTAAAGAACCTACTTCTTTATGTATTAACTTATCTTTCTCTACGTTATTTACTATCCAAGTGAAAATTTTCGCTAATTTTTGCATTAATCACCCTTTCCTACTATTTTCTTAAGTGCTTCATCAAGACCAACTAATTTTTCTTCTAAAGCCTTAACTCTTTTAGCTAATGCACTCTCGTCACCTACTAATGAATCAGCATATTTTATTAAATGGTCTGTAGATGAAAATGAAACTACTTTATCAGCACTGTTTTTTATACTTAAAGTTTCATATCCGTCGGCATAGTTAACAGCAATCTCTCCATAATCCATTACTGAAGAATCTGGTAATTTAGGAGTAACAACTCCTCCAGCAGCTGTGTTGGTATCTTTTGATTTTAAATGAAGAATCTTTCCCATAATCGTTTTATTTAATTTAATCTCTATAAAATATAAACATTTCTCATACTTAATAAAGATTACTTAACTAAAAGAGCCGTGCCATAAAGAAGCACAGCTCTTTAATTTATTTATTAAAATTAATAAGTACCTCCGTCAATACTCTTTAATATAAGTGTACCATCAGCAGCAAAACCAAAGTTAGCAATATTCTCTTCTGTAATTGCATCTGCAGCTTTTACTGAAACTTTAGAAGGGTCATCAGTAGCAACCTTAATACCTTCTCCAGCCTTTACAGAATAACTCTTACCATCTATTGTTGCATAAAGTTTAGCAATAGCAGTATTGATATTATCACCCTCAGCAGGTTCTGCAGCAGTTGCTGTTGCATAATTCTTCAATGTAATAGTACTACCATCAATTACTAATTTAGCGGTAGAAATCTTATCAGGATTTTTAGTCACAGGTACTTCTGCATCATTCAAAAGAATCTTATCAAGTTTAGTATCTTTTAAATCATTCAAAGAAGCAGCAACTACTTCCTCATTCTTAATGATTTCTTCCTCTATGTTTTTAACAGCTTGAGTAACTGTACTATTTTCGGTTATACCAGTGAAACCCTTTGTATCGGCTGTAAAGCCTTTCAATTTAACATTATCACCAGCAACATTATCAGATACTGTAAATACTTTACCGCCATCAGCACCAGCACTTTCTACTACAGATACATGTTGATTAGTATCAGCAGAAACGGTTACAGCTGCATTTTTCTTAGCATTTTCAATTGCAGTCTTTACACCTGTTAACTTAAGACCATTCTCGTCTACAGTAAGGTATTCTTCTGAATCAGTAGCCAATTTAACAGATACTTCTCCAGCTTCACTAACCTGAAGACCTGATTTAAACTCTGATTGTGCCAAAAGTGTTGAACAATCAACATATACTGTCTGGTCTTTTCCGTTTACATCAACATAAACATATTTTAAGAACTGACCAGATTTATGTGCATCATTTTCAGCTACAAGTTCAAGAGATTTTAAAGAACTATCTTTGTATATTTTAATATGCTTTCCTTCTGCAAGGTCAGCGCCACCTTTACCAACAATAGTATATTCTTCCTTAACAGTTGTATCTGTTGGGGTTACTGCAGAAATAGTTACAGAAGCGTATAACGCATTATTTTCATCTTTAGCAAGAATCTTATCGTCTGCCTTAATACTAACGCTTGCTTTAGCAGCATTATTCTCAATCTTAGACAAAGCTTGTGCGATAGTATCATCTTCTGATATTGCTCCTTCTTCTGTACCTTTAGCAAAACCTTTCAGTTTAACATCTTTAACAGGAGTTTTTACTGCTGTTACCTTACCATTTGCCTGTGCTACAGATGTGATAATAGAACCCTCTTCAGATACTTCAGCAAGTGTCATACCTGTAGTTGCATCTTTAATCTTCTTGTCAACAGAACCAGTGGTAGAGTCGTCACCATTTAAAGTTGCAAGTTCATCTTCTAACTCCTTTACAGTCTTAGTAGCTGCACCCTTCAACTCTGAAACTGCATTATCAGCATATTTTTTAGCACCTAATACAGACTCACTATCCTTGGTATCATTAGCGGTATCACCTTTAAGTGCAGCAATAGCCTTCGCTACAGTATCAGTTGAAGAGAAACCATCACCTAATTTAGCCTTCAATTCATTTAATGCTAAATCGGTTACAGAACCTGCAGAACCGTCTGTTAAAAGTGTATAAGATGATTTCTCATCTGTAGTGTGGAAAAGTGCCAAAAGAGTTTTTACCTCCGCACCCTCTTTATATCGTCCAAGGACAGGAACACCATCCTTAACCGTCTTATTAGTTGCAAATTCATCTAACTTAGCAATAGCTTCTGCTCTTGTATTAGAAGGTGTTAAGTTTCTGAATAATTGAATGTGTTTGTTTAAAGCCATAATATTATAATAAATTATTTATTTTGTTATTAATAAGTATCTTTCTCAGGTTTACCCTCGATATCCAAAGTATCTTTTAAATCATCTACTACTTCTTTTAAAGATTGAATATCATTATTAAGTTCCTGAACTTTAGCATCATAAACAGATTTCTGAACAACATCACCGACAATGTCTTGTACATCAACCTCTAAATTACTTCCGCCAGTAACAACAAATGTAATTTTCTTTGTTGCTGGATTATAAGAAGCTGATTGTATTGCATTGTTGGCAGGTATATCAATATTTCCTATCTCATTTTCACCTTGTTTTACTACATAACGTTTAGACACGCCAGTAGGTGCAACACCGTCAGATAAAGAAATAGTAGAAGCAGTACTTGCACTTAAAGCTGCAATAGCTGCATCTTGTTCTTGATTCTTACTTTCTAATGCTTGTTCTTTATTATCTTGTTCAGTATTTTTAGATTTAATACTGTTTATATCTGCAGTGTAATCTTTACTTCCCGTGCAAGAGCAATTACCGCCACCGATGCTTAGTCCCTTAAATTCGTCCTGTTCTCGATAACCATACGCTATTAACGGATTAATTTTTCTTTTAGCCATATATTAAATATTTATCTATTTTCTAAAGTTTTAATTCTTTCGTCCATCTTATGAATTAAATTTACTAACTCATTTTGGAAATCATAATTAGCAAATGCTTCATGCATATGTTTGTGAAGTACATCAAGAATACCATTACCAGAATTGTCGTAATTAGCAATACCAGTTTCAACATTCTTCAACTCTGATATATAACCAATATCCTTTGTCAACTTGGTAATTTTCTCAGTTGCTTCAAGAAGTTTAGCTTCATACTCTCGTTTTAAATCGTTTTTCAGTTGAAGTAATTTAGCTTCTACTTCTGGTTTAGAATAAACATCTTCTTTGTTAGCCTTATCACCATCAAGTTTATTAATATCTCGAACGAGGTCGTCCACATTTAATTCTTTAGCCTTAATGTTAGATTTCCATTTATCTTTCAATAAAGATGTCAGAGGACTAAGTTTCTCATCAAGTTGTGATTCATCTACTTTGCCAGCAAGTTTATCATTTAAAACTCTAACTTGATTATCAACAGCATTTACTTCGTCACGAGTTGCACCGCTAAGTAATGGCATGTACTTATTAGCTGCCTCCGTCTTGGTTAATAATGTAGGTGATAAGTTCTCTAAAGCGTCAACTCTTGTATTTGTATTATCAAGATTGTCTTTAGAGGCTTTAGTAGCGACATCATTCCTTAATGCAGCTATTGTATCATTAGCCTCAGTTAAAGCCGTTAAATCAGCTTTATTGCGGTTTAAAGTATTCAAAGTTACTTCTGTTGCACCACTGTAGTTGGCAAATTCACTTTTATCAAGTTTACCATCTACAACTACTTTTAATGCGTTAAGCTGTTGTCTTTGAACATCTATATTTACTGTATTACCACTAATTTTAGCTGATAACTCATTATTCTTATCATCTATACCTCTATTAAGATTACGTAAAGAATCTTCAATATCAGTTTTATTGGCTTTTACGTTATCCAATCGTGTTAACTCAGTATGTACACCACGTAAATCTTCGGAATTAGCATCAATAAGAGTTTTGAGTTTATCATCTTCCTCTTTACGTACTAACTTCTCATTATCAATATTTTCTTTCTGTGTCTGTATTTTACCTTCAGCATCAACAAAACGAGATGTAACATCATTGCCAAGTGCATCTATTCTATCACTTAGTCCTTTCTCTTTGGTGTCTACCGTTGCAGAAAGAGTATCAATACTACCCTTCAGTTCATTTTCTTTAGTAGTTGCTCTTGTCACTTCTTCCTGAAGTGCGTCTGCATTTACTTTCTCTGCACCTTTTGCACGTTCAATCTCTTCTGATAGAGCCAACTTATCTGCCTTATCAGAGAATAAATCTATAATACCCTTGCTATTCTTAGCAACAGTATCTTTTAAATCACCAAATGTGCAAACATTCTGATTAATATCATCAATAACATCGTAAATACCATTTACAACGTCATTAATCGTTTTTACAGATTCAAGCGGTGCGTACTTACCATCACTTTCATCTTTGGTATAATACTTATCTGGGAATCCGTCTACTTTCTTAGACAATTCAGAAATTGTATCAGACAATTTACCTTCACCTGCAAGTGCATCTACTTTTTCTTTTATAGATTCAATATCATTGGTGTTATGCTGTACCTTTTCGCCTAAATCAGCAATCTTATTAGTATTATTATTAACAGATTCAATCGTTGCCGTAATGGCAGTTTCCACTTGACCGAACTTTCCGTTCAAGTCACCAATCTCTTTATCCTGTCTATCATCAGTGTTATGATTACCACCGCAACCACAACCAAAAGAAAAAGGATTAAGCAGATTACTCTCTCTATATGCCCAATAATTTAAAGCCATTATATATATGTTGTTTATAATAATTATTACTAATAAATATTTATTTAATAGGTAAAACATGCCTATTTAATCAAAATGGAGAAAATAAAGTTTAAAGAAGGTGATTACATCATCAATAGAAAAAGTGGTGATGTAGCAATATTTGATAAAGTTGATAAAAAAGGTTACATGATGTTCAAGAAATATTATGGAAAAATGTTTAAGGAATTTAAAGATATAACTAAATTCACTTTACAAATAAATTACCAAAAGTTCTATGATGTATGTACACCAGAAGAAAAAGATATATTCGATAAATTATCATGAAACATCTAACAGAAAGTATTATTAAAAATATTATAACAGAAATATCTGGACATAATATATTATATATTGGTTTATTACTTGACGATAAATCAAAAGATAGACTGTTAAAGATTACAGAAAGTGTAATAGGAAATTGTGCAATTAAAGATGCTAAAATATTCTGTCATCACATGACCATTGCTTTTAAAAATAACATAAGTCAAGGACTTTTAGAGTGGGCGGAAGAACATGAAGGAGAAGAATACGAGATAATTGTCAATAAAATAGGATTAAGCAATAAAGCATGTGCTGTTAGTGTAAAAACTGAGTGCCCGTCACTGAATCAAATAAAACATATCACACTGTTCACGCATAATGGTGGGAAACCAGTAGATAGCAACTATATTGAAGATTGGGATTTTATCAGCCCATTTAAATTAAATGGTTATGTAAAAATAGTACGTAAATTTTAATTAATTAACCAAATTAATTTGCATACAATATTTTTTTTATTTAAATTTGCAAATCAAATATTCACATAAATAGATATGGAAAAGATAAAAGATTTTATTTCGTGCATGATTTCTCCTACGGCATTCATGTTAATGTGTTTTGTGCTTATTATATTTTATCTATTGATACAATTCACAATAAAGATAGTTTTATAGATTTTAAATAGTTATGTATATTAGTTACGAAGAATACAAACGCATTAAAGAAGAATTGTATAGAAGGATGCGTGGTGAGCTAACTGAAGAAGAGAAGAAACAGAAAGAAGAAACTGAAAAAGCTGCCAAACTGTTTGATATTGTTTGGGAATTATGATAAGATAAGTTATTGTAAATAAACACATTATAGTTTGTTCACGACAATTATGTCGGTAGCAAAAATAAAGGATGACTATAAATCCTCCTTTTTCCATATATACTTAAACAGTCCGCAATTCCATATTTTATATGCACCAATCTCTTTCGTCATTTCACTTTCTGTTAAAGATAAAGGTAAACCATATTTTTTATGTAATTTACTTTTTCTAAAATTGAATTTATGAAGTCTATTTGTAGAACTGACAGACGACATATAATATCTATAATCTGGCGGTAATGTTTTATCTAACTTAAATCCAAGTAATGTATATAAATTACTATCAGACATTAATGTCCATCTTCTATCTGCAAATGTCTTGATAAATATAGGATTATATGATTTAATAAAATATTTAAATAACTTTCCGCCAATACCAGAACAATTGTATTGAATATCAGTTGCAAATCTGGTTAAATTCCAAGCATTACCATTCTCTTTCAAAAAAGACATAACACCAACTAATTTATCATTAAAGAAACAACCTAAATAAATTGAAGATGAAACAAACCCTTGTATATGGTTATTATTCAAAAATGTTTCCGCTACATTCTTATCAATCTCATTTATATAACACTTTCTACCGTAAATCTTAGGAAAATCCTTATTACATTTAACTATATGTAATATTTTATTTAAAACTAAATCTTTATTATTGATAAACTCATCTTCAAAGATAGTTATTAGATTAATTCCTTTATCATTACATTTCTGTAATTTATCAATATGATACGACTTATTAACACCGCATAATTCTGAATGCCATCTAATTCCATTATATTCTATTGCGATATTTAAAGATGGTATATAAATGTCTAATTCTTTTCCGTTAAGTATTTTTCTATCATGTCTAATAATTTCAACAGATAAACGTTCTGCTAAAAAATTATATATTTCATCTTCTGATTTTGAAACTAAATTAGCACATTTAGGACAACCGCTACCTCTCAAATGATTACGTGGGTCTTGAGTAAATAAACCATGTGTAGAACAAACAATATTTACTAAATTTCTTCTATTAACATATTCAATATTTTCATAAGAATATTTACTGTCATGAATAATATTAGCTTGATTAATAAAATCATCCGTCCTATTTAACAAAGTTAATTTACTTTTTTCAGATTGTTTAATTTTGTTATTTTCAGTCTTACATAAAGGACAACCATGACCTTTTAAATGTAAGATTGGTAATTGATAAAAAAGACCATGTTCCTTACAAATGATACCAATCTTGGTTCGTGCATTAACATAATTAACTTGAGAGTAATCATACTTATCTCCATGAATTGTCTTAGCTTCTTTTATCCATGATTCAGTATTATAAGTTTTGCAAAACTTACTATAACAAGAACATCCATGTCCAGCCAAATGACTATTAGGAAGTTGATATAATACATTACCGCAATTCTTACATATTATTTTAACTTTTGTTTTAGCATCCTTATAACATGTTTCCGAATAATCATACTTATCTCCATGAACAGAAATTGCTTCAGAAATAAATTCTTCTGTTGTTTTTTTCTTTCTACCACCAGCATGAATTGAAACAGTAGAAGTGTTTCTTACCTGTTCTTTATCACCTTGTTTACCTGTTTTCTTCATAGGAATAGAATTATTCAACAGAATAGTTTTCACTTTAAGTTTTCCAATATGAAATTTATCTGCAATATAATTTACGCCATGATTTGTTGATGTATATATATTGCAAATCTCTTTTTCTTGTTCGGATGTTAAAGTAATCTTTTTCATGAATGCAAAGATACAAAGAAAAAATAAAAGAGACAAAAAAAAGAGAGGAACTTTTAATTCCTCTCTTAATATTTCGTAAACCTTTCGGCTTAGCGGAACTCAGAAATTGGCCAGTGTACGAGACCGTCAACACGAATGTGACCGTAGTAACGGTTGTTAACCATCTTCTTAGCATAACGGGTCATGATACCCTTAACAGGTGCAAAGTTGAATGGGTTAAACATTGTAGGCGTTAAACTCATTGGTACATATGGTGCATAAATGTAACCAGTGTCAAGCAATGACTTACCCTTATGACCGATTATGATACTCCAGTGAGGTGCATATGGGTCACGATATACCTGATAACGACCACTCAAAGCACCGATACGCTCGATACCCATGTTGTACTGGTCAGACTCAGCACTTGCGTCTGAAACGTGGAAGTACTCAAGGTTGTCGAAGAGTGCAGAAATCTCAGAAGAAACTACGATAAAGTTAGCACCACCACGAAGTGTTGACTTGTGAATCTGTGCAGAAATCTGATTTACCTTAGTCATCAACTCCTGATTCCAGTCTTTCTGTGTATAGTTTGTTGAGAATGCAGCCATACGTCTCCAACCATTAACATCCCAACGTGCCTGCCAAGGTGCACCCTTACGGAGGTCACGAAGAATCTCACGGTCAATCTCAGCAGCAATCTGCTCTGAAAGAATAGCTGTCAACTCAGCCTCAGCATCAATATTGTGGAATGCAGAAACGTCCTGTGCCAACTCTGGAGACCATGTTGCACGGAGTTTACGCTCCTCAACTGATACAGTAACTGCATCCATCTTGAATGAAACCTCACCAATCTCAGTCTCGAGTTCGAGTGAATCATACTGTGCCCAAGCTACCTTGAAAAGTGCAGCCATATTCTGCTTAGTTGTTTCCTCGTTAGTAGCGTCGACAGCAGCTGATAACTGGTCAGCATCAACACCTACATAACCATCAATTGTACCTGCCTGCTGTGCACATGTCTTAGCGAGGTCAATCTCGATATACATCTTACCCTCTGCATCACAGAGTGAACCGTACTCTACAATACCCTTACCATACTTCTGTGTAGCTACACGGAAAGGAACTGACTCATACTTCTTGAAAGCTGCAGTCTGTACATTACCACCAGCAATTTGCTGAGAAGCAATCTCTTTCATAGTGATAACTTTGAGAGATGCAAGGAAACCCTCTGTATCCATCTCGTTACCATCAGGACCAGTTAAACGACCAGCGTTGAATGCTGAGAAACCATCAATCTGGAGAATGACGTTACGGATTGTACCATCAAAACCACTTCTCTCATAATCTTTAAGGTCTGTACCTGTGAATGGACGCATACCAACTGCAGTACGAACTACTGGGAGTGCGTTACCAACCTTAAGTGTTACCTTACCCTTAGAGTTATCATAGAGGAAATCATTGTAGAACAGGTCATAAAGAGACTTCTCGAAGTACTCAGTTACCTCTGGACCTGCCTGACGAAGTGACTCAACACCAAGTTTGGCATTCTGTGCATCTGCAAGTGCAGCCGTATAAGTTTTAGCCTTATCTGGTGTCTGACCCAACTGTGGTACGTACCACTTCTCTTTATCTAAATCTTTTACGACCTCATCTGGCAAGTAGTAACGTGGCTCAACACGACCTTCTTTATTGCGATTAACACGGTCATAACCCATAAGACCTGTATGACGTCCAGTAGTACCATCAACGATGTCTGCTGGGTCATGTTGTTGAGCATCTGGGTACATAAACTCTCTCTGTGATGTTACAGGAAGCAAGAAGAAGAGCTTACCTACTGGGAGGTTCATAGCCTGAACTGATACAACATCGTTAGCAAGTAACTTGCTGAATACACGACGAATAATTGGGAAAACTACAGTCTCAAATGAACCAGAGTTATCTGAAGCAGTAGCCTCACTAATAAGGTGCTTAGCCTCATTTTCATACAACGTAGCAACATTCTCTTTGATTGCACCCTCAAGACCCTCTGTAAAGCCGAGTGAGTCCCAACGCTTCTGAATGTCTTCACGTATCTTCTTTTGCATGTTCAGCTCGATATTGCCGACCTGACCGCTTGTTAAAAATTCTTTCATCAGTTAAATGAATTATTAATAATTATTTAATTTATTTCTTTGAATAGAGTTTGAAATAATCAGTAAGATTAAATCTTTATGAGTAACACTCAATGGGATAACTCATCACCCTCAGATTATATATTTGTTTTTAAACTCTACTTAATCTATGCATTAAATCAAGAGATTCCAATAGGTCTGCTGACTTATAAATAGGCGTCTCATTAATTTGCTTAGAACTTGTTGCGCTGATATTAGCTGACTCTGTGATATTCATCTTATTAGCTTTTTTCAAGTTACGAGAAATATTCTCATACAAGTTCTTAGATTGTTCGATTGTTTTTGCCTCCTTGCCAAATCGTGCAATGATTTCTTTCTTCTCATCTTGAGATGTTGTATTTTCAGAAATCAACTTAATAATTTGTCCAAGGTTGACATTTGTTACTGCTGCTTCTTGCAAAACCTTCTTAAACTTAACAAGAGTCTTCTTAAGTTCTTTGTTCTCATTGAAAATCTTATTAGCTTTACGAATAATTGATTCGTTAGTTTCACGAGTTTCAGTTTCTGCACTGTAACGTGGAACTACAGTACCTTTACCAGAGTTACGGGCTTTTCTGCCACTTGAATTAGGTACATGAGATTTTGAAGTAGAATTTTGCTGAACGAATCCACCTACATTTGTAGCTTCCTCAATATCGTCAGCATAAATTTCAAAAATAGTCTCATCTTTTGACTTCTTGCATCCCTCTGCAAATGGCTGATTCTCTGGTTTACTATTCTTCTTACCAGACCAAGGTTTATCTGAACCTTTAGATTTAAGTCCCTCAGAACCCCAATCCTTAGAATCCTTTTCATCTGCAACAGGAAGACCTTTAGTATCAAGTACGTTGTTATTCTGGTAATCGTCAGTATAACCTACATGTGAATCATACTCATTTAAAGCAAGTTCATAGATAGTTTCATTTGACTCATTTACACCAGAATCATCACCCATGTCAATAAGGTATTCAGCGCCAGTCTCATTATCTTTAAGACTAACCTTGTTGTCATCACCCTTATTAACCATCACCTGGTCATCGTCAGACAGCAATTTGTAAACTTTTACGATTTCATCGTCATCCGCTTCTGAGAAGTCATACTCATCATCTCCGACCTTATACTTTTCAAATGATGCCCATTCGTCACCATCTTCATCTGTACCGTTTTCAACTTTCTCAACCTCATCACCATCACCCTCTGGTGTTACAGTAACATCTACGGTTGTATCGTCATCATCGGTATCAGAAGAACTTTCTGTGTCATCTTCAACTTGAGTTTCCTCAGTATCAGAATCATCCTCAGCATCATCTGCTGTCAGAGCTGTAGTATCTTCCACTTCCTCTTTATCATACTCATCCTCATCTTCCTCAGCGAGGATTCTTGCGTATGTATCACGTACTGTTTCAGAAAGAATATTCTTCACAGCATTTTCCGTATTTTCTTTCAGAGTTTGTGCAAGATTGTTATAACTCTCTAAAGAGTCCTTAACAGCTTTGCCTCTAATGTTATTAGTTTTCTTCATTCTATCAAAACGAAATTAATACGTTATTTTTATTATAAATATATCAATCTTTTCAAAAAATATCTGTAAAGTAAGGTATTACATACAATAAAAGTGAATTTTAATGTATATTTTTCTTTTTCAGTTAATTTGTAAAAATCTTCTATTATAAATATTCCATCATTAACAAATAAATTAAGAGATGATTATAATATTTATTATTATATTATTAAATAATGTAAATTATGAATAAGAAGACAGAATTAGTTGAAATTAAAAAAGACAAAACAGGAACAGGTCTATTAATAGAACAAGATGGTTTTGTACAATTAAATAAAAAAGATTTCACAAAAACAGTCAATGAGGGTAAAGAAGGAAATGAATGGCATTGCCCTTACCCTTTCATTGTAGATGCTGTATTTCAGAAATATGACATCAAGAATGCTAATGGAAGAATTTATCCAGAAAAGGTGCTAAAGAAACAAGTGGAAATCTACCAGAAAAAAATAGAAGAACATCGTGCATATGGAGAATGTAATCACCCTACTGAAAGTACTATCGACCTTGGTCGTATATCTCATAATATTATAGAATTACATTGGGAAGGTCATACTCTTGTAGGAAAAATGGAGTTAAATATAACTGAGGGTTTCCGTAGACATGGTATGTGTACATCTTTTGGTGATACTATAGCAAATATGTTACTTAACGGATATAAACTTGGTGTATCATCAAGAGGTGTTGGTTCTGTTGAGGAAAAACTTGGACAATATATAGTTGGTGATGATTTTGAATTAATTTGTTGGGATGTCGTTTCAGACCCTTCAACACCTATGGCATACATTTCTACAGATGGTCCTGAAGGATTAGAAACTTATATTGAGAGTAAAAATAATAACCCTCTCAATAAAAAGATTGTTTCAGAAAAGATTAATAGAATCAATAAAATATTATCGGAATAAAATATGAAAAAAATTGTTTTAACTGAAAATCAATTATCTAATCTTTCTAAACATATTTTGCAAGAAAGAACTTTCCAAGATATGTATTATGATTATACCGAAAATTTTGACGTAGAAAATGTATTTCAGAATTTCTTAGATAATCCTAATGGTGTACAATCATGGACACCGCTGATTGATGCAAATTCTTACAAACAAGCATTGCAAGAATTTACTAAATATGGGCAATTTATTAACTTCCCGACAAAACTTCTTTATCAGTGGGTAGGTATTTTGTTAAGAAATACAATGCAGTTAGATTATAATACAATTTTAGCTGGTCATACACAAGCTAATCCATATGTATATCTTTCTGAAGAATTTGATTATATGGTTGAAGAATTAGGTAAAACAGAATGTAATGGTGTTGATATTACAGATATAGGTGAACATAATATATATGACAAACTTGAGGAAATGGGTTTGTATGACTGGTTGAAGCTTCCCGATGGTTCTGATGCATGGAGTGATTATGGTCTAAAACCTATTTACAATCATTTGAAAGAATATGATTCATCAATACCACCAGAGAAAGTTATAGTTTTAATTAACAAAGTGCTGGATGTTTATCATCAAAGAGGTGACTTAGCTTCGGCATTTATTGAAGGTGGAAGAAGTACTTTATCACAAATTTCTAATACATAACACAAAAATAGCGAGACATTTAAATCTCGCTATTTTTTATTCTTCATTTCCGTTTTCATATTCATCATTACCAAACGGTTCATAGTTATTTAAAACGTCATCAAAATTCTCATCATTTTCAATAACTTCTTTAACTACATTTTTAACCAAATTTTGTAAATCATTTTCAGTTAATTTAACTATTCTTTTTGTCATAATCTATTTTACTTTTGAAACAGAAAAATCATTATTTTCTAAACATTCTACAAGATTATCAGATACGTTTCCAATACATTCAGAAAGTTCGTCATTTAAATCTTTTAAATTAACACAATCTGTCTGCTTAGCAAAAATATCGAATGAAAGAAACTTCTTATGTCCATACTTCATAGCACTTGGATTTATATCAAATTCAAAAATCATTCCTCTTTCAAATCTTCCAGTTGATATAAGTCTATTTTTAAATTCTTTCTTATATTTGTTAAGAATAAAAGACATAGCATCATCGTAATTCCCCTCGTACATAGGAGTAATCCACGTTCTTCCATTAATATATACAACTTTCGGATTTTCCCTATTCATTGTGCCGTATTTCAATGTTACCTTGTCAGAAACATTTAATTTAATCTCTTTGACCATCTTTTTCATAAACGATTTCCCTTTATTAAAAGGTAATGTAAAAAATAAGAAAGTCAAATTAGAATTTAGTCTTTATCTTTTAAAACATCGCAAATTTCTATCAGTTTAGCCAAATCACGGACTATTGTTTCAGAAGAATACTGCATACTCTGTATTTGTTCCTCTAAGTGTTTTAAATTATCTATTTCTTCAGAATCCTCTGTAACTGATAATAATTTCCCAATCTCTGTTAAACTTTCATTCTTAAACTTATCTAATAACTTTTCACGCTTGGTATCAGCATCCTTATTACGTATATTAGTTATATCCATAACAAGACTTCTTTCGTCTTCATTAAGTTTATCTTTAAAAGTATTGTTGAAGTTATTAAACATTTCATCCAAATCAATCTTATCTGACTTAGTTGCACGATGTTCGTTAATATAGTTACTAACGGTCATCAAACTATCAGACAATTTATTAATATTGGATAGGTTCTCACATTTAGTTAACAAAGTATTACAACTCTCAAAGAAACGTCTTTTTTCAGAAGATAATTTATCAGAAGGATAGATTTCATTATCTTTCAAAAGTTTCGCTAATTTAGCATTTGACTCTTTAATAGTCTTTTTATCCAGTTTACCTTCCGTGAGATTCAATGCAGTTCTTACAAAAGATGTACTGTCTGTAACACCATTATAACCACGCAAAGCATTATAAAATTGGAATTGAGAAAGTAAATTCTTATCTTCTTTAATGGTACGCATAACACGTCCGACAAGTTTTCTATCTTTCTTAAATAATTCTGGCAGTTCGCTTTCAAAAATATGATTTAAAATACCAAAATTATTACCCTTATACTCATTTTCCATTTCCTGCTGTTTCAAAGCTACAGATACAGTATCTTCAAATAATTCCACAGCATGATTATAAGTTTCAAAATCCTTTTTATCTAAAGATTCCTTTATAATTTTTACAAAATTATCTACCTTTTTATTGTATTCTGATTTTTTCATTGTTATAAAACGTTTTACCTAAATAAATAGTGTAAATAAACAAAAAGATGATGCTATGAAAACACCATCTTTTTAAAAATTATTCGTTCTCGTTTACTAAATTATCCAAAGAAGATATCATCTTATCAAATTCTTCATTAATCAATAAAGATTTATCATATATATTTGCTCTTTCATAAGAAATCTCTTCAGCCTTCTTTTCCTTTCTATCAATACAATTAAGATATTCTTCAAATAGTGTATCTAATTTTTTATCACTATTTTTCTTCATCGCCTTTAATGTATTTTCAGTAATAAGAGGTTTTTTCTTATTTACAGATTCCATTGGATTGCCTCCTGCTTCTGGACCGCTACTTCCTGGTGCTTCGCCTCCTGGAGGTGCACCAGCATCACCACCCATGTCTCCTGTAGGCATTGAACCTTCTTCTCCTCCAATATCACCCATATCATCAGACCCAGGTGCACCGAGTGAATCAAGGCCTCCTCCGAAGTCTCCTCCGCCACCCATAGAGCCACCTCCCATGCCACCGTCAGGACCTCCTTGTTGTGGCTGGTCATCCATGTATTCTGCTCCTGGTTCTCCGTATATTCTATCGACTGTATCGAATAAACCAGTACGCTTGATGATTTGAGTTGTCTTTTCAAGTTCTGCGGAAATACCTTTCTCAAGACGTATCTCTTCAAGATTTTCTTTAATTTCTTTGTCAGACCACTTCATAATAGTCTTTAACGCCTTTGCTTGAGACATAACAGGAATACCACCACCAGGGTCTGAAACGGCATCTCTAACAGCAGTAATCTTCTTCTCTATATTATCAATCTCAAGTGACTCTGCTTGAGTTGATGGATTATTCATTGTAAGTGAAAAATTAGTTAACTCATCACTAAATCCAAGTAAGAATAAGTGGATGGATGCAACCTTAGTTAACTCCATTAAGAACGCCTGCTGAACTCTATTAACTGTTCTTGTGAAACGGATATCCATTAAAGCAAGATTCTTTCCGTCACCAGCAGTCTCTTCAAAATTAAGGAATGTTTTAGGTATTCTTAATGCCGTCAAAACCTTATTCTGGACAAACTTGATATCATCCATTGCTGTCAAATTCTGCGCTGCTGACAACGTGTCAATCGGAGTTGGTGCATTTTGGTCTCTTACAGGGATAAAGATATCTTGGTCCACACAGTTGCTAACAAAACATCCGTTTTCACACCAAGTTCCATCTGAATTGATTGACCGTAGAGCGAAATTGTGTCTATCTTCTTCACCATTAGGTCCTTGTACTGTCATACAATACACATCATCACCACCTATGATATCAACTTTTCTGATATAGCATAATTTCATAACTTCTATAGGTTCTGATTCATTTTTACTTGAATCATTAAGAGTTACTTTTCTATACGAATTAGAAGAAATATCTAATACTCTATCGTAATCAGTATCATCTCTATAGAAAGGCATTACGCTTTCACCCACACTAACTTCATCTGCTCTCTTCTTAGAACCATCACGCATTATGAGTTCATGTTCACCAGCTAAATCTAAATATGTATCATCATCTAATGTTATACGATATAATTTATCTGCAGTGTAGTTTTTACCACACCAAACAACTTTTCCTTGTACAATTTTGTGAGTGTCATCTTGTACAGAATATACAAAATTTTCTTTACCATTTTCATACTCTTTTGCAAGATTTTCTATTGTTATAGTGCGTCCATCCAACAAAGGAATTGGTGTATCTTTATGAACTGGGAGAATATTTTTTCTCAAATCCACTTGACCAGTCATCGGGTCAATAATAGGTGTTCTCTTAAAGTTATTAGCAATTTCCTCAACGTAAGCTGGTACATCGGCATCATCAATAGCACCAACAAATATCTTATATACACGTCTTTCAATAGAACGTTCAAGACGATAGATAAGCATCATATCTTCCATTAAACTAAGCATACGCCAATGTCTACGGGCTGAATTTAAATAAGAAACACCATAAGGAAGATACATTGAATTTGTTAACAGTCTAAAATGTGCAATCTGCCAATCTCTGAATGGTACTTGTGACTGACTATCATCTAACCAGACAAATTTAGTAGACATATCAGAATTGGTATCTGTATTATTAGCTGCAACAGTAGAATACCCTGTTGAATATGGATTAGTAATACCGTTTTCTATACGTTCAACATTAAATACAGGTAAGCGTTTCCAACCTTTAACACCTAACTTATGGTCTATATCCAGCATCATGTAATCATTTCCATACTTACACATACCACGTATAACCATTTGTGCCGTTAATTGTAGATTTAAACGATTGGTAAATAAATCTTCAAGAATACTTTTAACTCTATCTGATTTAGAATATACATTTACAATATTTCCTGTATCTGAAGGCAAGCAGCTTTCCTCTGAAACAATATCAAGTGCAGCACCTATCTCTGGAAATGAATCCATTAAATCGGCATCACGATACATCAATTTAACATTATTAAGTCCTGAGTAGGCACTTACATTTAAATCAACGTTAGCTTTAACCCATCTATTTTCAAGATATTTATTCTGTTGTAATTCTAATTTTACTTTCTCATAATTATCTTTATCGTTGGTTTGGTATATAACATTATTACCAGACATATCGTAGTTATTGATATGCCTTGCCATTGTGTCCTGTGTATTCCAGTTACCAGTTATAGCTTTATCTAATTGTTGAAAAACAGTTAATTTATTAGCCATATATATTTTTATTAAAAAATAACATTTTTAGTTGATTTCTAAATAGTTTCGTTTATTTCATCCCACTAAATAACCACATATAAGTTCCGCCTATATGTTTATTCGGTTTTGATGATAAAGAATTACTATTCATCATAGGGAGACCAGATTTAGGTGTAACAGGTTGACTGTATCTTATAGCTGGTCTTCTATAGTTACTTCCATTTGTCATTCTATAAGAACTTAATATTGCTTCATCTTTACGTTTAGCAGCTTCTATTTTACTAAGAGAATACTGCATCACAAAGAGAGCCATTGCAAGACATGTAATTGTGTCATCATGTGCACCTTCCATATGGTCCATACGTCCAGTTTCACCTTTAAAAATCCATGTATCAAGTTCATTAATAACACGTGCAGAACGTATTTTAAATTCGTTGTTTCTAACAAGTCCTGCAAAATTAGCAAGTACAGGATATCTATTTCCTTGGAAGTGAAAACCAGGCAATCTATTCATATAATTACCATCTGACATAGATTGATTTTGCATTGTGTATGTCTTCTGAGAAGAGTCATCATAATGTAGGTTAGTATAACCAAGGTTCAACATTGTTAAAATAGCAGCATCTCCTTGACCACCAGTACAATCTACTACAACATAAGCATTATTATATTGCTTGGCATAATAAACCGCCATAGAACCAATATCGTCACCCAATTTCTTTCCGACATATTCCATTACTTGTTCTATAATCGGCTGTCCATTTTCATCACGTCCATCCATATCTATCACCTCAATAGCAGTTCTATCGGCAGATACGCCTCGTGAGGGGTCAATTCCCAATATATATCTGTGACCAGGGATAGGTGGTTTCCAATACCAAGTATCATCGACCATTGGGTCTTTTAAATCTGGGAGAGGGTCTCTAACATTAATACGATTCTGTAATTCTACAAATTCACTTGCAACAACGTTATTAGCAGAACCAAGGAATGATACATCAAGCTCTTGGGCTATTTTCATGGAATCATTATTGAAAGATTGACACATTGTTTCATACCAAGGAGAAGTTGGTTGCCAACCGTCTTGTTCCAATTTGCGCCATCTTTCTTCGTTGTATTCTATTCTTCCAGTATCATCTAATGTTTCCTCTACTATCCATTTCTTTTCTCCAGTTTCAGCATCTTTCTTATACCACTTCAAATGTCTGTTATAACGCAAATCTTGATACCATTTAAATTCAACTGCGTTATAGTTATTTTCATGGCTTAATGCTTGACGATAAGTATTGTAATATAATTCATCTTTACCATTAGGTGTTGAAACCATTATTATCTTTGATTTATCACCATAAGATGATGTGGCAGCAACCGCTGAAGAATAAACGGCTGGACCATTCTCAATAAAGGCTGCCTCGTCAAAAATCAATATCGAAACAGCTGAGATACCACGTGCAGCATTTTCTCCAGAAGACCTTGCGTATACAGAACATCCATTAAATAATTGTAATTCTGATTTACTATTTTTGGTGAAAATATCTTTTTTATTTTTCTCTGATTTTGGGTCTGGAGAATAATATTCGTCACCCCAATACCATCGTGGAACTTGCATCAAAAACTCTCTGATTTTTGTAACCAATTGGTTCGCAAGGTCAAGTTTGTTACCAATACACAAAATGGTTTCTGGTTTATCAGAATCAGCTAATGCAATTTGCGCACATATCCATGCCGAAGAAACCGTAGTAATACCTGCCTGACGGTGTTTAATAGCTATAGAAGCCTTATGGTCAGCAAGACTCTGTAAGAATGCTTTCTGTCTTGGAAATAATAGAAATTGTGACTTCTTACCAACATTCGCATTAAATGTTGATAGGTATTTTTCAATAAAATAAATCCTCGACTTATCAGCATAACTTCTTGCGTATTCTTCAGCAATAGTTTGTATATCTATCATAACATTTAATTTTCTTTGTTATCTTCTATAATTCCGCTTTCGTTTTCTTTACTATCAATATTAAATGTATCAAGTTCAGCAGGTGAAAAATAACTATCATTTATAATATAACTATCAGACTGTTTTGTATCTATATCTTTTTTAAATCTTTGATAATCAATATTATGTAACACAGAATTTGTTAAATCATTAATATATCTTCTACCAAGATTAGTCGGTGTAAGAATTTCTTTCATAATTTTATTAAATTCTTCAGGTGTATTTTCACATAATTTCATGAAAATGAAAGGAACTACGTCAGTATCATATCCATTCATTAATGAATATAATCTATCCCATAAACCAACTCCAAGTCTCATATCCCATGGTTCAGCTTTGATAAAATCAGCTTTGCGTAAAATATAATTTGCTTTCTTTCTATCTTTTGGTAGACCATGTGAAGATACAAGTTCAAAGACACCACGTATAGTTTCACGTAAAAGTAAAGGGAAATTAAGTGCTTGAACTGTTATAATAGGTCTTTCTGACTTTCCACCTAATTTAACAGATACATAAGAACCTTGATTTGTATTACCGTCAATGATTTTATCATTTTTAACAAATGCCAGATAATCACCTAAATCCATTAATTCCTTATATAGAGTAATTAACTCTTCATCAATGTTTTCAAAATAATCATCTGAGATAATAGTTAAATGAGACATTCTGATACTTGCACCTTGAATTAGTGAATTAATAACTCTTCGTTTAGATATTTCATTATCTATATTTTCTTTTTCTAAAACATTCTCAAATTCATATTTATTATACTCATCATCCTCTTCAGGGGTTAATCTTGCATTTTCTGGATTAACCTTATCAACTATATGTAATGAAAAGTTGATAGATTCTTTAGGGATAGAAAATAAATCACAAACAATATTGTGACAGACTTTTTCCAAATGATTACGTAAAGGTTCTTCTAAATCTCTAATTTTTAACAAACATTTAATCGCTCTATCTGATAAAACATCAATATCTTTAATAGGATAACCATGTTTTAGAATTTTATTAGAAAGTTCATTAAAACGTTTTTTAGCAATAGTATAATCAAATGGATATATATCATCAGAAGGAAATATAGCATTATTCCCTAAAGATGTTTTATGAGTAGAAAGAGCCTTGTATAAAAACGATGGTAATTTATTAATAGCTCTTTCTTTAATAATATTAATTTTATCTTCTGTTAAATATATTCGTTTCATCACAATAGCTTTAAATATTCATCTAAATCTTTTTTACTGAATGGTACAGAATTGTTTCTCATCTCTACTAACTTTCCTTTTCTATGATAGGATGAATTTTGCATATTACCAGTAGGCGTTGAACCTTTTGGTGTAACAACCGTATTCAACTGTGATGTTTTACTATTGTATGCAACTATTTTAGCATCTTTCTTAGATGGGTCTTTAGCTGCATCTGTAACTTGTTTTACGGCTTCAGCTTTATTTGATACATCAACATTAATCTGTTGTCCCTCTCCTGAATTTGTATTTTGTTGTCCGTCAACTTGATTAGGTTGAAAAGATACATTATTTACATTATGATTCTGATTAAGAGTAGACGCAGCATTATTAACAGCATCAGTTGGTGTTTTTGCTGAATTACTAATTGAAGCCGAAACTCCACCAGTATTAGTTACTTCTTTAATTTGAATATCTTTTTTAGAAAATGCGATACCTTCGTGTAATATGCCATTTATTTTAGTATAAACTCTCATAATAGTCTTAAACTTTAAATATAAATATCTAATTCATAATATAAAAAAAGAGGAAGCGCAAACTTCCTCTTTAGACCACTTAACATTGTGCTATTTTTTTTAAAATGGTGACGAAAAAGGATTTTCATCATCAATATACGTCTTATCTAACTTTTTCTCTGGACGTGTATTTTCTCTCTTATCATTAACATTGAAATATTCTTGTAGTGTTTCAGAAATGAGATTATCTATATAATTTATTGACTCCATTGCCATATCTTCATTATCACCCTCTGGTGTTTCCTCATTATCATTATTTTCATCTTCATCAGACTTTTTATCATCACCACTCTTCATCTTCTCAGACCACTTTTCAACGTCATCGTCACCAACATTATCATTTTTACCTACCGCTGGGGCTAACATACCCATGACATAATCCACAGTTTCTTCTGAAGCATCTGGCAAAATATAGCTCAACTCGCCAGCAGCCTTTTGTGCTTTGTTATCAACGCCATTAGAATCTGGCGCATTTGCTTCATCATTATCCTCTGTAGGATTATCACCTCCGTTTACGTCATCAGACATATGGTCACTGCCCATATCAAACCCACTTGGTTCATTCATCTGTGGCGGAATAGGCGATGGTGCTGGCTGCTGACCTAAATCAGCACCCATACCACCAGGCACCTTTAGTTTTGTTGGTCTACTTTCGATTAGATTTTTTTTTTAAATTACGTAGGTTTCTACGAATTGACTCTGCAATTGAATTTTCAACTGTCTTTACATCTAAATCAAATGGTGCACCACTACCGATATTAGTTGCGTATGGTGTGTCATTTTTAGCCGACTCATCATTCATGTCATAATAGCCGTCAAACTCTTGATGATTCTTAGTTGGTGTAGTCATAGGCTGCTTTCTGAAGCATGGATGCTTACCAAACTCATCAAGTGCATTCATATTACCATTAGGTACACGATTAGCATTAGAGAAAGGCTTCATACCACCTTCGTTCATACGACGTTTAGCTTTCTTGAATGCTCTTGTTTCAAAAATCTTATAACCTTTACGCTTCTTTGACTCCATAGGCATTTCGTCTTCCTCATCATCGAAATCGTCATCCTCAATACCGTCACCAAACTCATCCTCAGTTTCATCATCATCTGAATATAAGTCGTCATCATCTTCAAACTCCTCAGTATCAAAGTCGTTAGTGTCAATACCTAATTTTTGTGCGATTTGTTCAAGAGTATCCTCCATTGCCTCTACACGTGCAGACAAGTCGTCTTCATCAAACTCATCCTCGTCATCTTCGAAGTCATCATCATCCTCAAAGTCATCTTCGTCATTCTCGGCATCAATAGCCTCGTCACCAAGTGTATCGTCTTCTACACCTTCATCTCCCATGACATCATCAGCATCGTCCATGACATCATCAGTATTTTCTAAATCAGTATCAACTTCATTATCTTCAACATCCTCAGAATTTTCAGGATTTTCATCAGGAATTTCATCAAGTCCCTCATTTACATTGGTTTCCTTGTCAAAAGGAGCTGAATCACCAACTTTATTAACACCTACGTCAGGCGTATTCTGATTCTCAGCATCATGCATAGCAACACCCTCTTCAACTGTTTCCTCATCAAAAGGTGCTGAACTACCAACCTCGGTACCATGAGATTTATCCATATATGTATCAGCCATGTTGCCCTTTGCATCCTGACCTTCCTGATGCCAAGCTAAAGGTTCAGCAGACTCTTTAACTGCCTTGTAATCATTTGCATCTTTAGCCTTACCTGTCTGGTGCTTAGATTTACGGAAACTATTCTTTGGATTAGCATCCTTTAAGTTCTCATAACCCTCAACATCAGCTGATTTTGAAGCATCTTCACTCTTGCACTCTTTTGAACCACAAACACCACATGAGTTATCACTCTCCATAGTCATTGACTGAGGTTTAGATTCATTAATACAAGCAGCATTATACATAATCTGACGTTCACGAAGAATCTCCTTACGCATTTTCTCAGTTGATTCAAGAGTAAGGTTTTCTTTCTTGTCAGGATTCCAAGACTCAATCATGATATTCTTACCATTTGCATATGCCTCACGAATTGACATCATTTTAAGGTCAAAATTCTTCTGTGCAGCAGCAAAACTTGAATATTCGTTATCTTTTCTGTTTTTAAAACCACCAATATAGTTGAAGTCCTCTTTTACTAAAGTCTTCTTGTTAGGTGCTGTTTCAATGTAATACTTAGAACCTTCTCTAATAATTCCATATACATTTCCATCTGCACCAAGTTTCTGATACTCAATAGAAGAGTATGTATTATTCTTAGATTCTGTCTGAAGACCATAATTCATCAAACCTTTCATTCGAGAAAGCTGGTCATTGACATTTACCTTTTTATTCATAATTGATATAATAATTGATTGATTATTTTAATGTGAACTGCACGCAACTAAAAGTTTTGTGCTTCGGGCTTCACAGAAGAATGGCTTTCCGATTGGTCGGCTCTTACTCCCTCTCCACCCGTGTAATCGACAGTCCCTGCCGATATAATTATCAAGTTGAAATTTGGGTTTTTGAGTTTCTTTAATATAAATATCTTTATCAAATAAAAAATAATTGATAATAAAGATATTATCTAACATCATCGGCTGTTCCACCTTTGTTATCTCTACCTCTTGTATCAAACTGTGCTTGGAATAAACGTCGTGTAAACTTATCTAACGCTCTTATGTAAACGGTTGAACCCTCTTCCATTGTATAAGGGTCAAACTCAAGACATATAGCATAATTATAACCTATTAGATTAGATAATTGAGGAATATTGTAAACTTTATAAGTTTTACCATTTTCCTTACTTGTCATAAGGATGCCATTATTTAAGATAAAATTCTTAAGAGTGTCACGTTCATGTCTCCAACGTTCTGCAAATGGATTATGGTCTGCATTTCCGTCAGCAACCACCTCTTCATTCAAAGAGTTAACATCGTCATATAAGGAAGCAATTAAATCCCACAATTTATCCAGATAACCTGCTCTACGTAAAACTTTATACACAATGTTACCAACACCCATTTCACCGTCTTCAAGACCTTCCTTTCTTGTTTCCTGAATTGTTGATAACAAATCTTCCGCTTCTTCTGAAATCTTCTCTAAGACATGTTTATCATCGGTAGATTTTGCACTGTCTATTAAATCATCTATCTGAGTCATGAAATCAGCTGCTATAGACTTGATTTCATATTTCTCTAAACCTATTTCTTCTATATCATCTGGATTTGGCTTTTTTAACCATTCATTACCTTCCAAATCATATATACCGCCTGATTCAGTTTCAGCATCAATATCTTCAACGTAAAGTTCTACCTTATATCCGTAAATCTCGAGTGAATCATGTTCGTTATTCCATGCATTCTTCTTAGCTTTAAAATATTCTTCAACAAACTCTACACGTTTATCAACTTTTTCAAAATCTACTACAATATGTAAATCAATATCAGAATATTCAGACCAATTAAAATTACATATTGAACCAGTTAAAATATAACCTTCAGGTTTTACCCATGTAACACCCATAGTATCCCAAAAATCATCAGCTATATCTAATAGACGTAAACGTACTTTAGAATCAAGTTTATCATCCTTCCATATTTCTGGTACAAGGGTCTTTTCTTTTTTAAAAGAACTTAAACTAATTTCCTCTGCATCAACTTCTGGAACAACATTTTCCCCTAAACTATCTTGCACAACATGACCATACTCAAGACCAGTACCAGTATTTAACTTATACTTATCTTGAGTAGCTAAATCATTATTATTTTCTTTTAATAATGATAATTTATTATTTGGAATGAAAACTTTTTTACTCATACATTATAAACCTGGGTCTGTTGGAGCTACAGTTATACGTGGTTCATCTCCTTTAAATACAACTTTATGTTTTTCAAACTTAGGTACAAGCAAATCACTTGGTACAGCATCTTCCTGACCCAACATCAAACCATCCTTATCTGGTCCGACTTTAATATCCTTGTCAGGTTCATACTCTACACGAGTCTGCATCGCCATAGTCTCAAATCTTTCTGGTTCATTAAAACCATATCCTTCATACTCTCTTTCCAACATATTTAATATATTTTACTTATAAATCTTTATAAATGGTCTACTTGTGCTACAATTAAATCTGTTTCTTTTTCTCCCTCTCCCTTAAATTCGACTTTATGTCTTTTTGGATTAGGTACAAGTAAATCAATAGGCACAGTATCCTCTTGACCTAACGTTAATCTATCTTCATCTATATCGACTTGAATGTTCTTGTCAGGTTCAAACTCAACACGGGTTTGCATTGCCATAGTTTCAAATCTTTCTGGTTCATTAAAACTATAAGCACCAAAATATTGTTCTAACATTTTATAATGCTTTTTTAATAAATAGGTTATCAAAGAAAAAAAGCACCGCTATTTAGCAATGCTTTTATTATTAAATGTTACAACTTCATCGGTTATATAGTTCACGTAAAAATGAGATATATCTTCTAAATCTTTCATATAAGCCTTAAAAGCTATATCCTTCCTTCCCCATTTAGCTCTTTGATAAGGAACATAACATTCTTTAGGTGTATCGAAAACCAATTCTTTTCCGCTACTAATATACTCATTATATTTAGTTTCAGCAAAATACGCTAATTGTTCTCGTTTTACAAAAAGAAGTTTACTATCTGTTTTAAAAACGATATAGTCTTCTTCTCCGTAAATCCACCCTGGCTTTCCGCTAACATTCTGTATCTCTAACCAAGTTATACTATAATCTTTATCAGAGTCAGTTCTTTTATTCTTACGTGAATCTTTAACATCTACTCCATATCTTTTTCCATTAGGTGCATCCCACCAAAAATCAACATGCTTTTTTGTATCTTCTGTTATTGTTGATTGATAGCATTTACCGCCTAATAATGTTTCAATCTTCTCACGTGTAAATAAGTCAGCTTTCATACCCTCATCGAAACATCGTTTAGTTTCTTTTTTTACAACGTAACTGACACTCATCCGACACTTAAAGGAAACTTAATTGAAGCCTCTGGGTGATAATTATAAATTAAGAAACTATCATATTTAAAACCATCCATACTTCTTATTTCGCCTTGTATTCTGAGCTGTGGTAGAGTATTACTACCATTGCGTTTTAACTGCTCACGTACGCCTTCTAATTGGTTCTCGTATATATGACAATCACCACCTATATAAACCAACTCATCTACAGTCATATTGCAGACATGTGCAAACATATGTGTTAATAAGGCTGCTGAACAAATATTATAAGGACAACCTAAAGGCAAATCGTTACTTCTAATATTCAGCATACAACTTAACTTATATTTTGGAATACCAATATAATTCAAGAAAGTTTCTGTAACATCACATTGCTCGCCCTCATTTAAAGTTTCCTTATATAAATCTATACGTTCACCTAAAGTAAGTTCTTTTGTATAGAATTGATACATTATATGACAAGGATACAATGCAGCATCGTCGACTGTATCTGGGTCGTAACAAGTTAAAATAATACGTCTTGATGTAGGGTCATTCCTTAGTAGATTGACAACTTCCCTAATTTGGTCTTTACCAGAAGAACCAAAATGCCTCCAGTTCTTACCATACATAGCACCAAGGTCTCCATACTTATACTCTTTTTCTATCTTTTCATCATCAACACAACGTACAACTCTAACTTTCTCTCCAGCTTTAACTTTATCTAAAAACTCTTCTTTAGATATTCCAGATAAAATATGATAGCCCATTTTTACCATACGTTCGTTCATACATTGGTCATTCTTAACAGCGATGTCATTAAAATAACGAAACGCATCATCATTCCAAATATTAACACCGTTATCTACAAGATATTTAATATTAGTAGAACCTGAAATAAACCAAAGTAACTCATGAATTATTCCTTTTGTGCTTACTTTTTTTGTAGTAAGTAAAGGTAGACCGTCTTTTAAATTAAAACGCATCATACGTCCAAAAACAGACTTTACAAGTCCGCTACGTGTCTTACGTTCGCTACCATTTTCTAAAACATCTCGAAGTAAATCAAGATATTGTTTATCAACATTATTCATTATATTTATTTTTAAATAATTTTATCTGTTCAATTTCCCAAGGATATAATTTTGGTAGATTGATTTTATGATAAGATTTAAATTCTTTATTAACATCATCAAATTCTGTTACATAGGAAATATTTTCAAGAGGAATCCACTTTCCAAGACCATTTCCTAAATCCACCCATAGTGGTGTATCTTCACTAATTTCAATTGCTTTGTGAATCATCTTTAAATTCCTTTTCCAACCACGTTTGAATTTTATTCAATGTTTCCAACGTATCTTTGTCAATTAAAACGCCAACAGAATCTGGTTTAAATTTCTCAAATTTTTCATTACATTCATTAACAATATAAGATAAATTCGATAAGTCTGTGGCGTTAAATAATTTGTATAAAAAAGTCGATTCGTCTTGAGGCATGTACTTCAAGCCTCCATCTTTTATATCTGTAATATCATTACCATTTACAACAACTTTTGTTGCTACCACTGTTTGAATACTGTTAAGCAAGTTATAAACATACTCATTCATCATTGGGAAATTACCAATGAATTGTCCTTTACTTAAACTATGTTTAAAGCAATGTTCCAAAGTACGTTCTTCAATTAAATCAATCCACTCTGTCCACTTATTATCTATTTCTTGAATCTGCTTTGCTGGCTTATGTGCAAGAACAAAATTCTCTACAAATTCATTTCTACGAGAACGCTCTGGATAAAATAAATTAAAATCAACACCACGTGTATTTAATTCTTCACATATTGCAGGATGAGAAGAAATCAAAACAATATCTGTTTTATCTACAATTGATAAAACATGGTCAACATAATTGTCTGGAAATTCATCTGACTCAAAATCAGACACTTTCACATTTTCAACTGTTATTCCATCACGACAATTATCTTTTAAATATCGTCTTCCACAACCAGGAAAACCACCAACAATAATTCCCATATATTACAACTTTTTAATTTTAACTCCTACTGACAATAAAATATCATTAATCATATCATACGTATCCGCATCTAAAGCTTTGTCCAACTCATACAAAACCATACCTGCATGGTCTTTAATCGTGAATTTATCATTATTATCAATATACATGCCATTATGTGAACGGTAGGTATATTCTTCGTTAATAACATCTACATTAACATCCTCCAAACGGGTACATGCGTATTTCTTTATGTATGAATTAAGTGCCTTACCTTGCGAATCACCATCTCTAAAGAACAAGTAATCTCTTACATCAACATCATTATATTGATACTGTCTACCATTTGAGAAAACGACCTTTAAAGTCTTAGGTTTATTGTCATTATCAATACACTCAGAATATAATATATTAGAACTCTTATACCATGTTCTATCTATATTATCACTATAAACATTAAGTAATTTACTCATATTATCTATGTTTTAAAAAATTAAACTTAATGCAAAGATACAATATTTTTAGATAATAACAAAATGGAATAAAAAAAAGCTAACAAAAAAAATTGTTAGCTTTAAACTTGATTGTCTTTACCTTACTTAAATTTCTTGTACTGACGTTTCATACCACGACCCAAAGTATCAGCAGCGTCACGATAGTATTCACCATCATTCTCTCTATCACGGTAATACTGGTAATCCTCTTGGTCTTCCATACCCTGCTTGAAAGCATGTCGTCTAAACAACTTATCAGCTACTTTCTTATCATCAGCATCTGGGTCTTCTGGACGGTGGTTTTTAGCTGCCATAAAAGTATCCTTATCCTTATTTGCTTTAGCACGACCAGCTACACGACCAAGCATGTATTGACCCTTTTGTGTATCACCAATCTCAGTCAATGCTCTGCGTACAGAATTTTCTACAAGTCTATGAAGGTCACTTTCTGTAAGTCTTACAATTTTTTTCATTTTTTATATAACGTTATTTTTAATCATTATTTAATATAAATATCCAAATAATTCAAATGTTATCTTTTTCTAAATAAACAGCAGACTTGACAAGCGTATTAAATATATTATTTTTTATAAAAGACAATTTTTATTAATGGACGAAACAAGTTTAATGTATAGCAAAGAATTAGATGAAGTAGTATTATATATGGAAACATCTATTCTTAACGAAATACCCTCTAAAGAATTAACTCCAGAACACTTAGTTCTTGCAATGTTAGATACAAAAAACTGTCATGCACACATGATTCTTGAAAGTTATTTAATGAATAATAACATAATAAGTCTAAGAGATTTATTCGCTAATGCATTAACAGCATCTAATAATGAGATAAGTGGACTGACAAATAATATAATTGAAATTCCTTTCAGTAAAGATATGAACAAGTTGATGGAAGATGCGGAAAATGAAAAAGAAATAACAAAAAGTAGTATCTTAGGCACTGAACATTTTTTATTAGCTTTATTAAATCCAGAACTCAATTTAAATAGTGGAAAAATTCTTAAAAGCGCTGGCATTGATTATAACAACATTTTAAGTAAATGTCAAAGTGATACCAAAAATAGACATACTAAAAAACAGAAGAATAAAAATAATAACATGAATATTCCATCCAAAAGTGAAGTGAATATTAAGTCAGTTTCACCAAAAGATAATTTTATAAAGCAATATACCATAAATCTAAATCAAATTGTAAAAGATGGTAAAGTTGACAAAACAATTGGAAGAGAAAAAGAACTGAAAATTATAATGCAAGTACTTTCAAGACGTAGAAAGAATAATGTAGTACTTGTAGGTAAGGGAGGTGTCGGAAAAACTTCAATTGTTTATGGACTTGCTAAATTAATAAATGAACATAAAGTACCAAGTGTATTAGATGGAAAAGAATTACTTTTACTCAATATTATGAGTATGGTATCGGGTACAAGTTTAAGAGGTATGTTTGAAGAACGAGTTAAAGGGCTATTTGACGAATTGGAAAATAATGACAAATATATCCTCGTTATTGATGATATGCAGATGGTACTTAAGAGTGGTAATAAAGATAGAGATACAGATATTTCTGATAAAATTGGTAAAATCTTAGAAGATGGTAATGTTAGAGTAATAGGTACATTACCTTTCAAGGAATATCGTAATTGTATTGAAAATAACACACAACTATCTCGTAAATTACAAAAAATTGTTATCGAACCAAACAATGCATCTGAAACAATACAAATTATAAAAGAAAATAAAAAGTTTTACGAAGATTATCATAATACAATTTATAGTGATGAAATAATCAAAAAAGCAGTTGAACTTTCCGAAAAATACATAAACGATAGATGTTTACCAGATTCAGCAATAGATGTTATCGACCTTGCAGGTGCAGGTTTATGTTTAACGAAAACAGAACCAGAAATGATTACTTCTACAAGAAGTCGTTTAAATGAAATTTCAAACGAAAAAAAGAAGTACATGAATAATGGTGAGTGGGAACTTGTTGAAGACTTAAACAAAGAAGAGAAGGCACTTAATCGTAAATTAACAGATTATAGAAGAGAACAAAAGAAAGATAATAAAAATATAATACCTATCACTGAAAATGATATCGCAAAGGTAATATCAGATATAACTGGAGTACCCGTAACCAAATTATCAAGTAATGAGAAAACTAAAATCGCTCATATTGATGATATATTAAAGGAAAGTGTTATCGGACAAGATGAAGCCGTAGAAGCAATCTGTAAGGTTATTAAAAGAAATAAAGTAGGTCTTGGTGATAAAACAAAGACAATGTCAAATATTCTTATGATGGGGCCTTCAGGTTGTGGTAAAACGTTGATAGCCAAGAAGTTAGCAGAAGAAGTGTTTGGGGATGAAAAATCATTAATACGTATTGATATGTCTGAATATTCTGAAAAAAACTCCGTATCAAAACTTACAGGTGCATCTCCTGGTTATGTGGGATATGAAAATGGTGGACAACTAACTGAGGCAATTAAAAACAAGCAACACTGTGTCTTACTTTTAGATGAAATTGAAAAAGCTGACCAAGAAGTATATAACTTGTTTTTACAATTGTTCGACGATGGTAGACTAACAGACTCTTCTGGACAACTTGTTAATTTTAAGAACGTTATTGTTTTAATGACATCAAATATTGGTGCTAAACAAGCATCTGAGTTTGGAAAAAGTATTGGTTTTTCTACAAATGTTGGTGATAATAAAAAAGCCATCATTGAAAAAGAAATGAAAAGTAAATTTACACCAGAATTTCTTAATAGAATTGACCAAATTGTTTATTTTAATAGTTTAACGGATGATAATCTAAAAGGTATTACAGAGTTAGAAATAAAAAAGTTCTCCAATAGAGTTAAACAGGCTGGTTATAATATAACATATACACCAAAGGTTGTTGATTTCATCTATCAAAAAGCAGTAAAACAGAAAGAGTATGGTGCTCGTCCAATTATTCGATTTGTACAAAACGAACTTGAAGATAAGTTGACGGATGTAATCTTACTTGGAGAATATGAGAGTGGTCATACATTTAATTTTGATTTCAAAGACGAACTAACAATTTCGTAAAACAAAATGAACGGGGTTTTATTGCCCCGTTCATAAAAATCTTAATACTCACATCCAACAAGTGCCACGACTAAAAAGAAGAATATAATCAGGCATGTCTGGATAAAGAAATAAGTTTTACAATACTTTTTGAAAAAAGCTGCTACTTTTGAAAATAATTTCTTCATGATATTTAAGTTTTAATATAAATATTGTAGTTCAGACAAATATGCTAAATTACCCACCAATATTATTGATTAAATTTATGTTAAAACTTTTAATTGATTTGTTGGTTAAATATATTTTTCTTATCTTTGCATCCGTGTTGAAATTAATAGAAAACAGTTTCGTAAACTATTTATCTTTATATACATGGCACAAATGAAGTTAAAACATTATAATAAACAACTTAACGAAGAATTTAGAAAAGAAGTATTAAGAGAGAGTTACTCTGATAAAGTGTCGGTAATTCAAAACTTCTTAGACAAAAATTTTATTCGTGCAAAATATACAGGAGAAGATGATAATGGTGTCCTTGTTAATATACCAATAGTCATACAAATGGACGAAAATGGACAACCATCCAAAAAGTCATTAACTGACCAACAATTATTCTATCTCCTACAAAATAAATTTAAAACAATATTACCAAAAGAACATGGTAGAGATAAATTTATTATACAAGTATTAAAAGATTGGTACAGTCAGAAGATTACCAAACATGGTACTCTAACTAAATACGACTTTTAATTAATAAGAGGTAAAAATGGCACATAACGTCGTCTCACACAGTGCCCAAATGTAATATGATTTATATCATTTTACACCTCACTAAAAAATAAAAATGATGAGAAATTACAAAAAACTATTTCTAATGGTTCTTTTTGCGATTCTGTCCACAACTACAGTAAACGCACAAACTTGTTCACATGGATTTGATTGGTCACGTCTGATTGCTGCAATGATTCACATTGAAAGCAAAGGACAAAACAATGCAAGAAATGGAAAATCATTAGGAGTACTTCAAATTACACCTTCAGCTGTAGCTGAGTGTAACAACATTCTGAAAAAGAAGAAAATTAAGAAACGTTACACACTTGAAGATAGAAGAGACCCTCAGAAGTCTAAGGAAATTTTTATCCATCTTCAAGAACACTTTAACCCAGAACATAGCTTTGAAAAAGCTACAAAATGCTGGAATCATGGTTTTTATGTGAAGAATATCAGACGATTACCTAATACATATTACCATAAAGTTATGAAACAAATGTCGAAAATGTAGATAACAGAAAACTCGATAGGTATTCTATCGAGTTTTTTATATTTTAATAACCAACTATTTTATCTCCAAACTTTTCTTTCCATCCTGGAATATCAATATTCTTATATGTTTCAACAGCTGCCATTGGAACTTCTATTTTGTCAATTTGGGTAAAGATATTAAGAGTAAACTCTGGTGGAATGAGACTCTGAAAACGTACAGAGCCTTCTTTATTGCCTATCTCACTGTAATAATTGTAAAAATAATCTCCTATTTTATTAACAGTAGAAGGTATAACAATCTTTTCTATATGGGTTGTTTGAAAAACAGTGCCTTCTATCTCCACAATACCTTCGTGTAGCTTAATTTCTGACAAGTTTATGCATCCACTAAATAGACCAATTGATAATTTCTTTATTTTTTTGGGAAGTATAACTTTAGTGAGTTCCTCATTCATCATAAAACATCCTTGTTCTATTTCTTCTATTGTATTAGGTAAATCAAGTTCATTTATACTCGTTCCAGCAAACATTCGTTTATTTAATCTTTTACCAGTAAATTTTGTAAAATCAACATGTTTTATATGTTTTGTTCTACCAAAGTCATCCATACCATATGTAACAAATCCATCTTTAAATTCACCATTCATGTCTAAAACATTCCAGCCAGAATGTAGTGAAACAAAATTAGGATTACTATCTTCTTCTGACTCACCTTTAGCAATCATCACATCCTCACTACCATCAACAAACAATCTAATTATATTTTCAAGGACACGGTTATACTTTACCCCCCCCCCCTTGAGAGTCAGTACCTACAAATGGTTCCAAATATTCAGTTCCATCCACATAGGTATTTAATTCATTTGCGTTACCAAATAATTTTAAATGTTTCATAAAATGTTTTTTAAATATAAATATGTTTAGTATCCTACAAATTTATTTCCCCATGTTTCTTTCCATCCATTAACATTGATATTTTTATATGCTTCTATAGCATCCATTGGTACTTCTATTCTATTAACATTAGAGAATACAAATTTAGTATTAATGATAGGTGGTTCTAATGATTTGAAACGGACAGTACCCCTATAATTAGAAACATTTTCTTTATAAGGTGTATAACAGTTATAACCCAATTTCTTAATAGTAGATGGGAGAATAAGTCTATCACACAGTACATTCCTAAAACCCATAGCTTCTATTTCTTCAATACCTTCTGGTAAATTAATTTCTGACAAATTATGACATTCTGAGAATGACATCTGTCCTATTTTCTTGATATTTGTACCGAAGTGAACACTATTAAGTTTACGGCATGAACCAAATGTACCTACTCCAATTTCTTCTATTGTATCAGGTAAAACAATTTCCTTAATTCCTGTGTTATAAAACATGTATTGAATTAAATTAGTGCCTTGATATCTACTAAAATCAACCTTAGTTAAATCGTTAAGTTCCTCACCATTTACATTACCAAAACCATATTTAAAATCATTAGTCATGTCTAAATTATTCCATCCTTCTTTCAACTCAAATTCTTCCATATTTGACATCTGGTCATCAAGATACTTAGCCAATGTAACGCCACCTCGTTGTGCAAATAATCTAATGATATTTTGGGAGACACGGTTGTATTTTACCACACTTTTTTGAGTATCAGTACCTACGAATGGTTCCAAGTAATCAGGTCCATCCATATAGGTCTGAAGGTCAGCTGAGGTATCAAATATTTTTAAATGCTTCATACAATGTCTTTTAAATATAAATACCTAACATAATTTTATAGTATAATTTCTTTGAAATATGATATATAATTTGTATCTTTGCAAAAATAATATTATATAAGATATGAAAGAAGAGAAAGAGATTGGTTATATAGCATTACCTAAAAACAAAGTGTCAGAGTTAAACTTGGAAGTTAATAAAGAATATGATAGTTCAGATATTGAATTATATAGATACGGCATGAGTGTTTTTCGTAGATTATTTGATTTAGTACCTGTTACCGATATTTCGATTCATGAATATTGTATGGTAGAATGTAGGGAGATAGATAAAGTACATACTGACCTACAACATGTAACTTGTAAACGCATTAAAATTATTAAAAAAATTACTATTGAAGATATCGCAGAAAATATTGATGAATATCGACAGAACTTGGTTGAAAACTTGGTAATAACATGTAATAAAGATTGTCACGGACGTATAACAAATTCCGAAGACAGATGTGTAATGACTATGCATGGTAGTTTAGGTACTGTAATTTATAGTGGAATATTTGGGACTGTTTACCTTGATGCATTACGTTGCACTTGTCATCTTACCAGTAATGATAATATAGTCGTTTCTAATGGTAAATCAAATAGGGTTAACGCAAGTGATACCAGTAATACATTTATTTTACATGAAGAAGATAATTCTTTATCTACAATAGGCGGATTTAATAATATTATTTCAAATGGTAAGAATAATAACATCTCTTGCATCAGTGATTCGAACCGTATAATCTGTAACGGAGAAAATAATATTGTGTATCTTTATGGAAATGATAATAAATTTAAAGCTACAGTAGGTACTACAATTATATATTCCGAACGTAATAGTGAAAAAGAGAAAAGTTCTGCAACAGTAAAAACAATCTATGTTGATGGTACCGATATTAAACCAGATACATGGTACATTATCGAAAATGGAGAAATAAAAGAATGTGATAAATAATTCATAAAACTTACATGTATGAATGAAGATTCACCAAATGAACAGTTGAAAAAACTTGTTGTACAACAACAATGTAAACATTTAATAGATAAGTTTGAAAATGAATTAGAACATAAGAAACTATTCAAAAAGTTATAAACATTAAAAAAAAATGGAAACATTTGAAAATATTAAAAAAGAGAATAGATTATTATTTGAATACGTTAGAGGTAGTCATCTTTATGGCTTGAATAATGAAGATTCAGATTTAGATACAGGTGGATTGTTTATCTGCAATCCTTCAGACTTAACAGGATTGGGTTTAAATTATTCTCCACAGGTTGCAGATAGTAGAAATGATACAACATGGTATGAATTAGGTAAGTATTTTCAAATGCTTCTTAAATCAAACGCAACAGTTCTTGAAACACTGTTTATACCAGAGGATAAAATGATTTTAAAACCGTCCCCTGTTCTTAATGAATTGTTCGCCAATAAAGATAAATTCATTACCAAGCAGTGTTTTAAACCTTTCGTTGCTTATTCTTTAGAACAAATTAGAAAAGCACGTGGACTTAATAAGAAGATTGTTAATCCAGTTACCAAGCGTTTAAAGCCAATGGATTTCTGTTATACATTTAAAGACCAAGGTAGTACCAAAATGGAACATTGGTTGGAATATAGAGGTATGAAACAGGAATATTGCGGTCTTGTTAAAATACCTAATATGGAGGGTATATATGGCGTATATTATGATTGGGGTCAACACTTCCAAAAAGAAGGAATTAAAAGCGAAGATTTTGAGGGCTGCTATATACGTAGACTTAACACAAAAGAGATTATTACACGTTTAAAGGACGCACAAGCTAATAATAATCAAGCAGGTGTAGAAATAGAAACGAGACTTCTTAAACGCTCTTATATGGAAAATATGGCTGAGTTTATCATGAAATATACTAATAGTACTGTTTGGGAGAACTTCTGGTATTGGTTTTATGACAATCAAACACCTAAAGGATATAAAGGCATTGTGAGAGAAAACTCAAACGAGATGGTGTTATCACCAGTAGCTAAGGGAGAGAAACCAATATGTTACATGTCTTTCAATTCCAACGGATATTCAGCTCATTGTGCAGACTATAAGCATTATAAAGAATGGGAAGAAAAACGTAACGAGAAGAGATATAAATCCAATCTTGCAAAGAATTATGATTCTAAAAATATGATGCATAGTTTCCGTTTAATTCAAATGGGTCTTGAAATTGCAAGCGGAGAAGGTGTAAACCTTGATAGAAATAAGATGGGAGATAGAGATTTGCTTATGAATATTAGAAATCATAAATATGAGTATGATGAACTTATGAATATGATTGATAAAAAGAAAGAAGAAATGGACGAAGCAATGAAAAATTCTATTCTTCCAGAAAGTATAGATGTACAAATGGTCGAAGATATTCTACAAAATATCAGAAAGAAACAACTCATTTTATAGTTATAAATTTGATATTTTAGATTTATTAACCATTTATTCTTCAGTATTAATAAATTAATCAGTATCTTTGCATTGTAATTTTAATAAAAAAGAAATATATGAAATACGAAAGATTTAGAGAAGTAATTAATGTCATTGTTAAGGAAATGAATGATGATGCAATGACGAAGTTTGAAAATAGTGCTGCAGAGCTAAACATGACAGATAAGGAGTATGCTAAGCATATTGGTTTGTCTGATGACGAGTTTAAAGCACTTGTCAGTGGAAATTGCTCATTGTCAACCTTTGCAGCTGTTATGTCTAATGCAGGGTATGTTTTGGATGTCAAGACATTTAGCGAGGTTGGATTCCCAGAAGATGAATACTATGTGATTGACAAGCCAACGACTAATGATGTAACAGAGTAATTAATTAAAAGAAGTTGGGCTATTGCTCAGCTTCTTATCTTTATATAATATGGCACGAAAAAAGAAAGAAGAAATTAAAGTATATAAGCCAAGCAAATATCAATTAGCTATATATGACTTTGTAGAACATGGTCTTGGCAATGCGGTTATATCAGCTTCTGCAGGTTCTGGTAAAACATATACTATTATTAAATCTTTAGATTATATACCAGCAGATAAGAAAGTGCTTATTGTTGCTTTTAATAGAGATATTCGTCAAGAAATTAAGAAGAAGGTTGCGCTTGCAGGGCATAAGAATGTACAAGTTGAAACATTTCACAGTTTAGGATATAAGATATTAAATGCCAATTTTAATAGACGATTTATGAATACTGAACCAAATGAGTATAAGTATTCATCGTATATTAATAACAATATATCCAAACTTGCAACAATCAATACTTTCCGTCTTGGTAAACAATTCTCTCAGTATCTATCTAATATTCAAAGTCTTGTAAATTTTGGTAGATGTTATCTTTCTGAAACAGTAGAAGATTTAGAGAAAGTTTGTAGTAGATATGGTATTGTATGTGTTGGCGATGAAAAAGAAGTAGCTGTTAAAGTACTCGAATGGGGTAAAACATATCTTGATGAGATAGATTATGGTGATATGGTTTGGTTGCCTAATATTCTTCATCTCGACAGCAAGTTCTATAAGTATGATTGGATAATTGTAGACGAATGTCAAGACCTTAATATGGTCGAAAAGGATATGCTGTTTACTTGTCGAAGAATGGGTACACGAATGATGTTCTTTGGTGACAAGGCGCAAGCCATATATTCTTTCTCAGGTGCTGATTCGGAAGCGTTCGACAAACTTAAAGAGTTGGAAGATACTATCCAATTACCTCTTTCAATCAGTTATCGCTGTCCTAAGAATATTGTTGAGTATGTACACTACCTTGTACCAACTATGGAGTATGATAAAAAGAATAAGGTAAAAGGTGAAATCATACAAAATGCTAATTTATCAGATGTTAAAGACGGTGATATGATTTTATGTCGTAATAATGCCCCTCTTGCACAAGTTTATATCGAACTATTAAGAAATGGTATTAAGGCTAAAATACTTGGTAAAGATTATTCTAACAACTTATCAAAAACGATAAGAAATACAAAAGAACAAATATTAAATGTAAATCTTGATAAACAAGGTGTTTTCTCAAAATTATATGATGTATTCTATGATTTCCTTGAAACAACAATGCGTAAACAGAATATATCAAAAGAAGAGGCTTTAACAAGTGCATCTATCGTTTCAAAACTTGATGAAATTAAAGTATTGGAGATTTTATCAGATGGTCTAACAACCGCTAAGGAATTACAAGACCGTATCAAAGATATTTTTACTAATAATAAAGATAGTGGTATTATATTATCAACAATTCACAAATCAAAAGGTCTTGAATCTCCAAATGTATATATAGCTTGCAAATCTCTCATGCCGTCTAAGACAGCAAAACAGCCATGGGAGATAGAACAAGAAAATAATCTTATTTACGTTGCATATACACGTACTAAGAACATATTGGGTTTTCTTGATGAAAGTGAGTTCAAACAGTTTGATGCATATAATCCAGAAACGATTCGTTCTCTTAAATCAAAACAGATTGTTATTGATAAGTTATATAATAAGAAGAGAAACGAAGTGACAACAATAGACCAAGCAAGACATATTATAGAAACTGCAACAACAATTAGTGAAACAGCAGATACTAAAAATGAATTTGTTATAGAGTCTAAAAGTAAACCTAAAAATGCTATTGAAGCATTTGGAAATTTAATGAAAAGTAAAAAAACAAGAATTATTAGGAGAATTAAAAAATGAGTAAGTTAAAGAAGATTGTTAAATTATCAGCAGTATGGTGCACACCATGTAAGGCTTATGCTACAGTTTTTGAAGAAGTATCTAAGAAAGACGAAAACAAAGATATTAAGTTTGTGTCTTATGATGTAGAAGACGATGATGAAGGCAATGAGTTAGCCGAGAAGTATCATGTAAGAAATATTCCATCCTCGTTATTCTTTGATGAGAATGATGAACTCATTTACAAGTTAAGCGGTAGTGTTAATAGTAATATTCTACAAGATTTAATTAATAAACACAATTAATATGATTATAGGATTAAGTGGAAGAATGAGGTCTGGCAAGTCTGAACTTACCAAACTTCTCATTGAAAAAGGTTATAAAAGCATTTATTTTGCGCAACCTCTTAAGAAGATGTGCATGGAATGGTTAAACGTTCCAAGTATAGATGTTTTTAATGAAATGAAATGCACTAACGAGAAACTGAATATTCTCTTTGATAAAGATGCATGTGAATATTTTGCTAAGCGTATTGAAGTGCCGACTGATGTTATCTGGAATATTGTACAGAAAGAAAATATAAATGGTGTAATGATTAAAAATGTACGTCATTTGCTTCAGTTCTTAGGTACAAATATCATACGATATATTAATCCAGATTGGCATATGGAGAAAATCAGAGAATATATCCAATTACATCCTGCCGATTACGTTATAGAAGATGTACGTTTTCCAAACGAAAAAAGAATGATTGAAGAAATGAGCGGTGATACTTGGTATATAGTAAGACCTGATATTTCTAATGTATCAAATCACCTCTCAGAAATATCTCTTCATTGGCAACTGTTCGGAAATAACGTACTGTTCAATGATGGCACACTTGATGAATTATTGAATAAGTGGTCTAATTTCATTGACGATTATCATCACAATAAGGAACTAAGAGATGAAACAATTGAACTATTAAAGAAAGAGAAAACATCAGACGCATTTAATCTATGTGACAAATTGATGATTTCACCAGATTTCTTTGAATACAAACCATTTGGTTATGACCCAGATGTTAAGAATGAAGCAACAATAGAACCAGTTATTGAAGATGGAAAATATAAAGTTGCAATTTTATGGAATGACGGTCGTAAACCAGATGTAATATCTAATCCTCTTAATATAGAAGATTTTAAAAATTTATTGTAAAAATGAAAACCTATGACATGAAATTTAATGATGGAGAAAAAATATATTTCACATCAGATACACATTTCAATCATGAAAATATAATCAAATTCTGCAATCGACCGTATAACTCGGTTGCAGAAATGAATAATGATATGATTGAGAAGTGGAATAATAAAGTTACAAAAGATGCCTTAGTATTCCATCTTGGAGATTTTGCGTATGGTAAATTCGTTGAAACAAAAGAAATAAGAGATAAACTGAATGGTAAAATAATTCTTATCAAAGGTAATCACGATTGGAAAAATAATGCATCATCACCTACTCAAGAAAAGATATTATTTGAAGGTGTTTATAATCAACTATTGATTAAAATAGATAAACGATATGTCTATTTAAATCATTATCCATTCTTGTGTTACGCTGGTACATATTCGGATGTTGAGGACCAATATTATCAATTATTCGGGCACGTCCATTCGAGAAGGCAGATACAAACTGTAGGAAAAGATGATGAACGTCTTAAATATCTATTTCCAACACAATATGATGTCGGTGTAGATAATAATGACTTTACACCATTATCATGGAAAGATGTAGATAATATAATTTCTTATCAAGTTAATGCTTATTTTAAAAAGTAAAGTATAGAGAAGCAAAAAAGCGGTCGAAAAAATAATCGACCGCTTTACTTTTCTTCCTCTGTTTCTTCATTAACGTCTAAACTGCGTTTATTTCGTCGTCTATCAACTAATGCTTTAGACAAACCAGAACCTGCCATGTAACCGCCAGTACATAAAATGAAAAATCCTGCGTCCCACAGACTTGTCTTTATATAACCATTTGCAATTACATCATATACAAGCACAAAACAAATAGTTAAGTTTACAAGAGCGCTTATTATTGCTGACAGCATTAAGACAAAGCTCTTTGTACTATTTGATGAATGTGTATCAAGTAAACTTTTAAAATACTCAGTAGTTTTCATTGTTCTTTGTGTTTTTCTCATATTGTTTTATTGTTATTTACTAACTAAAGGACAGTTAAAAATATCTTATAATAAATATCATAATTCAACTCTAATATATCTATTAAAAATCAAATTGAACAAATATTTATTTTATAATGGATAGAGACATTTAAAATGACTAATATAAAGAAAATAATAAATGAAGAATTAAACAACATTGTTCAAGAAAAAGATGGTGGACAAGTGTATAATGGCATTATCAAAAGTCTTGACCATGTTGATATGGTTTTTGATTCTATTGAAGATGGTCTGAATATAGTCAGACAAGAAAATGGTTATACAAAACGTAAGTTCTATAGACTTGCAAAAGATGCTAAACGCATACGGAAATCTATACAAAACCTAAGAGATATAATGAAAAAAACTTATTATAATATATGAAATACATTAAATTATTCGCAACAAAAGACCTAAGATATATGTATGAAGACTCTGATGATTATGACTTACCATACGTGGGTTTGGAAGAAGAAACTAATAGTGTAAACTATCCTAACGTATATTTTGCTGATATTACAATAGAAAGTGGAATGACTGTCACATATAAAGATGGGCGTATTCTTTACTCTGGAGTTCATACAATTAATGTGACCGAATCATATAGTGCATTACTTGGAATCATTAATGGAAAAGACCATATTAAAGAAGTTGATTTATTCGATGATAGGGCAGATATACGATATTTAAGTTTTGAAGGTTTCACTAACTTAAAAAAGATTTATCTAAATAAATTAACAAATGAAATACCAGAATCTGCGTTTAATAATTGTATTAACTTGAGAGAAGTTATAAATACTGGAAACATTACAACTATTAAAGCAAATGCTTTCGCAAATTGTGTTAATTTAGAAAAATTTACATTCTCAGATATATTTCTTATCGTAGGCCCTAATGCTTTTAATAATTGTCCTAAGCTGAAAAATATAACATTCACGTCAAATACTCCAAGACCACAATATAAAAAGATATTACAACAAATTCCCTCTGTTCAAAACATCTACGTCCCACAAGATGCAGTACAGGCATTTAAAACAGCTTCAGGTTGGTTAGTTTATGCTTCAAAAATTAAACCAATCGAACAATAATTAATAACTATATAAATTATAAATCGGTATTATTGCTAAATTAATTGCAGTAATACCGATTATTATTTTATTAGTTGATAAATATAAAATTAAACAGCTACAGCTTCGAAGAATTAAACATATTCAGAAGATGTAATACGACTTCCAATACATTCACTTCCTACCATTGGTAGGTTTCTTCGAAACGATAACAACACTTCCTTAACTTTGTCACGACTAAGCAGTCTTGGTTCGAAAGCACCATTATCAAGTTGTTTTAAGAGTTTATCTCGTAACACGGTTACAAGAACTCTATTTCTTATATTCTTTGCTGCATTGAAATCAGCATTGTCTTTATGTCCGCATTCAACACATTCAAATGTTTCTTGGTTTGGTCTGTTACCATCTTCAATGCAACCACATATGGGGCACATCTTTGAGGTATAACTCGCTTGAACAGTTGAAACTGCAATGCCATACTTCCTTGCAATGTGTTCCACCTCTTGTTTCAAACTACTTAAGCCAAGGAATTTGACCTTCCTATTGTAGTTTATATTTTCATTGTCACTATCTTTGACATAACACTTTCCAAATCCGTTATTAAGGTCTTCCATTACAAAGTGACCAGTTCCTTTAGCTTTTTCATTCTTGCACATGATAGCTATAGTCTGCTGTTCTTTCTTAAGAATCTTTTCCTTTAACTTATTAAGTTTCAGTTGCTTGCGTTTGCCAATGACATAAGTTTTATCTTCTTTCAACCTGTCAATTTCAAGAGATAACTTACAGAAATCGTTAACCAACTTTCTGTCATAATCGTATGTTGTTTCATTCGATAGACTGAACAAATTATGTTTACAATTCACATCTATGCCAATAGTCTTTCCATTTGGCTCAGGGATATACCTTTCGCCATCCTTACATATATTCACATTCACTTGATGCTTCTTTTCATCGAATGTAAGAGTGTATTCATAATCAGGATTGTTCTTTCTATAATCCTTCATATTTCCGTGCCATCCTTTATTAAAAGATACGGGTATGTCAAATGATTTCCTACTGAATCCGCTAAGGCTTATGAAAGAATTGATAACTGAACCAAATCTATGATTATAATCAATTATTCTTTTCTTTCTACACCTACCACTAAAGGTTAACGACCTGAACTCTATAGGATTGTTAGCGTATTTGTTAATAATACGTTTTCTCTTTGATAAGGCAAGTGCATATAATCTTTCAAAACCGAACTTCTCACAACATCTTAATATGTTATTATAGAAGTCATGTTTCTTTTCATCGCATTTGTCAATATTAGATTCAATATAAGCAATTGTATCTTCCTTTCCATACCTTGCAAGGTAAGTAAGACAAGAAGATAGTTTGGTTTGTTTCTTTTCAATGAGAACTCGTTTCAAATCACCTTTCTTGTGTTTCTTCGTGTCACGTTTATAATTTTCAAAACCTTTTAAGATAGGCACTTCAAATACAAGTCTGTGCTGTATATTCCTAAATTTGTTTTCATAGCAAGTGAATACGTGCGTATAAATTTGTTCATAAAAGGAACTTGTTACAGGTCCTTTGAATTTTGTTCTCATTTCTTTTAAGAATTGGAACTTTGTACAATCAAGGTAATGCAATAAGTTTTCATTTACATAACGTGACACAATATTCTTATGATTTCTAATAAGCACAGCAAAGTCATATAACTCGTCATATTTCTGACGAGTTAAATACTTTGAATGGAATATCTTTGTGTACTTACTTTGTATAATCATACCTTTTAAAAGATACTTATTTTTGAATGTTTTTAAATATAAATGAATATATTTTATTTAACTGTTCACTTTCCATAATTATTAATATATTTCTTTTATTTCTGAATTTCATTTTCAATCCAATAATCGAGAACTAAAGATATAGAATTTTCACCATCTTCTTGCTGTTTTTCTAACGGTTCTGACATACTCACATCTTTTAACAGAAGGTACTCTGATAATAGAATATTCTTTTTTCCTATATTTTCTATTTCTTTCTTAGTCTGTTCACACCAGTCATTATACATTTTTTCTACTTCCATATCTTTTATTTTTCAGCAAAAGTACACATAAAAGCTCATAATACCAAATAAATTAAATATTTTTATAAATTTTCTTTGGTAATTAAAGGAATAATCTATATCTTTGCAGTATTAAAATATATTCGCATGACAGCAAAAGAAGAATTAATAGAAAGATTAGTTGCATATGATAAAGCAACTAACGAGAGAATTAAAAATATGAACCTATTTACTATATGCACCAATGTTGAAATGGAAAAATTATTTAGACAAAAATTATTAGAAAATAATTATTCACTAAAATAACAATTATTGTATTTATACTATATTTATTATATATAAAAAATATATTAATAAAATGACAAAACAGATTATTAGATTAACTGAATCAGATATACATCGAATGGTAGAGAACGCCACGTACAGAATTATAAAAGAAATAGCTGAAAATGGCGTGGATGCAAATGGAAATAATTATTTTGCAGTCAATAAACGAACTGGATTAATAGTATATGGTTGGGATTATAGAGATTACGAACCCTCTGAATTAAAAAGTTTTAAAAGTGACTACTTCTTTCAAGATTTAAAAGATAACGACTTAAATCCTAAAGATTACAAAATAGTAACTGGCAAATATCTACAAAGAAATGGTGTTGACATAAACGACCAAATGAATTGTTGGTCAAATAATGGAGAATTGTCATGCGCAGAAGAACGTCAGCAAAATACGATTTAAACGCAATTTATTCATATGGAAAACCACACAACCTATTGTATAATGTAGGAAGTGTGGTTTTTTCTTATTATTTTTTTACTCATCTTTCTTCAAGTCACAGTATTCATCGTAAGTAAATAAACTCAAATCATCCATTAGAATACAAGCGGTAGAACAATCTATACAAGCAAAATCTTTATACATAACTGGAACTTCACCGACATTCGTGTGACCGAAGATTTGCATCTTGCAATCCCCAATTCTCTTGTCATCATAGAACTCTCTGATATCACACCATAAACAAGAACCAGTCTTATCATATCCACCACGCATTTCACCAATCTGACCAAGCAATCTTACAAATTTATCTCTTTTGTTTGCCTTATCAGATACCTTGGTAGTGAATAAAACATCCCATTCGTCTTTGTCATATTTATTCTTAAGTTCTTTATACCAAGAATGACTAATCCCTGCATGCGAAAAGTACACGATTTCTCCACCGATTTCTTCTTTACAGGCGAAACGCATATCAAGAGGTCTCATAACATCATTGAAAATTCCTTTAATTGTATTTTCAAATTTATCACTATAACGTGTACTTCCTGCAATTTCATAAAAATAATCACTAATATAATGAAAATCATGATTACCTACAAGGAATCTATACATTTCACCACTTAAATTCTTTGTAACAGTATCATATAAATCTAAGAAGTTTTGAATAGCGTCCGTTTCAGTTATTCCCTCAGATGGATATGGGTCAAAATAATCACCAATAAAGATAATTCTCTCTACATCCAATTTACCATCAATCACATCCTGTATCGGCTTCTTCCAAAAATCCCTACCGTGTATATCTCCAATTAATAAAATCATATAACTTATTATTTTTTAATTACTTTGCAAAGATACAATTTTTAATTTGAATAATAAGAAAAAGTCCGTTAAAAATATATAAATAACTGATTTATATTTGTCTATATAAAGTATTATGACTATCTTTGTATCACATTAAAAAATAGTAGTACAATTAAAAATAAAGGACATGGTATTTCAAATTGATAACAAGGATTTTGATAGTTCAATCTTTACAAATTTCTCTCATGATTCTAAAATTGTTGAATTATGTAATGAGTTGTATGATAGAATTGACTGGGATTTAATCAGTACAAATAACAATGTTGATAATAAATATATTATTAACTATAAACAAAGTACTGTTGATTTTATTGACGCAATAACGATTAGAGTTGTTGTTTTAAAAGATTATTCGTATGAAAGATTACCTATTATAGATTTTAAAAATAAAGAGTTGGTTAGTGATACTAACCAGTTGATTAACCCAACTATCACTTATTTTATGGATAGTGCGGATAAAGATATCTTTGTCGATAAAATGGGTTTAACTATAGACTTTCTAAACATCCTATGGAATACAATAAATAGAAAATATGACAAAGTTCAATGGGTTGATATTAAACCTTTCGACCCATTATCATTTGATATGAAAATACTTGTCGAGTGTTATAGATTATTTCCTAATTGGAGTCATATTGGTATTACATTACTTCATTTCCATGACCGTGAAATGTTATTTCAAAAGGTAATGATGGTTCAAAGTGATGTTCTTTTTATGCAAAGATGGTTTTACACTATTGATAATATCAATAAGGATGATAATGAATTTAAAAGTAAATTCACAAAGGCATTCAATGTAGATATTTCTGGATTTGAAAAGATTAGACAAAGACTAATATACATGTATTTGCTTTACTTGAGATATTACACATTTATATCTAAGATATTTTACAACAATAAATAATTTGTCAAACTAAAATGGAAATGAATATGAACTCACAAATTTATACAAAATTATCTCATGATTCTAAGATTACTGAATTATGTAACGAGTTGTACGAAGAATCCAAGAAAAAAGTATATGAGGTTAATGCAAGATTAACAGTATCATCAGTAAATAATTATACACCTGTGGTAGACATTGAATTTTGTAACAGTTTATCCATGAGTATATCTATCTCACCAGATAACAATGTTAATATACCATATTATATATTTAGTGATACGTTTCATATGGTTAGTGATACTAACCAGTTCAATAATCTTACTATATTGTTATATCTTACTAATTTTGAGAAAGAAACTTTTATAGAGTGCGCTGGACAAAGTATAGACCAACTTTTAAGAATACATAATGCAGTCAATAAGAAAATAGATTATGATAAGTGGAATGATATAACTTCCATTGATTCAACGAAAGAAAATATAACATATCTTTCAAGACAAATACTTAGCTTTTTGGAAGAAAATGCACGTATCGTTTATTGTATTAATAATCGTCCTGAAACTTTAAACTCACAAGAACTGGACAAGATAAAAGAATATATAGATTTATTTAAGCGTTGGTTGTATACAATAGATGTTACTAATAAAGATAATAAAGAATTTGAAAAGTTATTTACTGAAACATTTTCTTCCTCTTATAATAGTAAACTCTCTGATTTTAATAACTTAAGAAATGCTTTAATATTTGCATTATTCGAAAGCTTAAAAATATATTCAATACTTCTAAAATATTTTGATAATAAAGAAGATGTAAAACAAATTGTTCAAAAACAATAATATGTTCAATAATAATGAACAAGTTATAAATGTTGAACAAAATTAAATAATAAAACAATGAAACAAGAAGATAAAACATATCAAGTAATAGACGGTGTTAGATATGAAGTAAGAGATAATAAATACTTTTACGATAAATGTTTGTATATAAAGCAAACTGATAATGGATATCTACCAGATAATTTAACTATATCGGGGAGTCTATATATAGATAATAGTCCAAGATTTAAGACACTTCCTAAAAACTTAACGGTAAAACAAAATCTTTACTTGTGTCATACACCAATCAAAACATTACCATCAGGTTTAAACGTAGGTGAATGTCTTGAAATGGAACATAGTAAAATCACAAGTTTGCCAGAAGATTTAAAAGTAGGTAAGACTATTAATCTACAGAATACGCCTATAGAAACATTACCTGATAATCTTATTGTAAACAAAGACCTTGATGTATCATACTGTACTAAATTAAAATGTTTGCCAGAAAACCTAATAGTTGGTGGTTCTTTATATGTTAAAAAATGTAATAGCTTAGAGAAATTACCTGAAGGATTAATTGTAGGTGGTTACTTATATATAACTGGTTGCCAAAAAATAAAAGAAATTCCATTTAATAAAATTGGTGGTGGATTAAGTTTAAATAAAACGGCAATAACAAACTTACCAGATAATCTTACATTAGGTGGATATCTGAATATTAGTTCATCTGACATTAAAGAATTGCCATATAACATACAGATACAGCGGTGTTTAAGTTTAAGTGACACTACTATTGAAAAGTTACCTGATAACATGATAATAGGAGACGGAATACAAATAGATAATTGTCCTTATCTTCTTTCACTTCCAGACAATCTAACAGTTGGTGGTAGTTTTTACATGGGTCGGTCACAAATAAAATCTCTACCTAATAAGTTAATAGTAAGAACTCAAATGGGTTTATATGATTGCTTTAATATAAAATCACTTCCCAATGACTTAGTAGTTGGTGATGAAGCCTTTTTTACATATACTGGAATAACTGGTAAACCAAAAATTAATCATACAATCCCAGTTGAAAAAATATATAAGTTAAATCAATTAAGAGATATGGCAATAGTATGGAAAAGAAATTATAAAACTTATATAAAAATTCATGATAACTTTACCGTGGTTGATTCAAAACGTGGAAATGTTTATTATACACATGTACTCGGAACAAATGAACAATTATATATTGTAACTGACGGAAAGAATAATTGGACATATGGTCAAACAAAAGAAGAAGCATGGATAAAACTTATCTATTCTATCAATAGTAAAGATATAGTATTCATGCCTAACATGACAATGGAAGCCAGAATAACAAAAGAAGAAGCATTGAATATGTATAAAGAAGTATCAAACAGATTATATACAACTTCCAACGTTAATATAGAATATGTTTTAAAATCATTTGAAAAAACTGGTATAACATTAAGTGATTTATATAAACTGATTAAAAATGGTTTTGGAGAAGAAATATTTACAAAATATTTTAAAGTTATGGAATCAATGCAACAAGTAGAGCAAATGCGCCAACAAAATGTTAGAACACTAAGCGCAGGCAAACCAATTATCATTACACTTAATGGTGTAGGTTTCTATAAGAAGTTAAATCAAAAGTTACAAAAACCATTCGATTCTAAGTTTAATAAACTTATGAATAAAACGCTTATATATCTTCTCGAAAAAATACCATATACAAAAATTGGATATACATGGAGATATGAAATGAATATCATTATTAATATTCCAACATACTTCAATACAAATGCACTATGGAAAAGAGATGTATCAAAAATACAAAGCATAGTAGCATCAATGGCAAGCACATTCTTTACAAGAGAATATCATAAACAATATCAATCAGAAAATGATGATGATAAACTAATGCTGTTTGAATTTAATTGCCAAACTTGGAATATACCTACCGTAGAAGATGCATATAATTGGTTAGTGTATAGACAAAATGAATGCATGGATAATAGCATAAAACGATTTGCACGATTCTTCTTGACAACACAAGAAATGAAAGGGAAAACAGCATATGAACTTATGAAACATCTCATAGAAATTCATAATGCAAATTGGAATTATGAAAAAACAGATAATAAGATAGGAAGATTATTCACAAAACAAAAGGCGATACAATTCGATATAGATGAAAAAACAGATACACAAAAAGTTTATCAAATAGAAGAATGGAGTCAATTAGCACTATTTTATAGTACATTTAAAGACGAAAAGATAAAAGAAATTATTATTAATGATTTGAATAAAAGAGATGAATGATATAATAGAACTATTTGAGAAAGAAACTGGTTACAAATTAGAAATAAGGAATGGAAAACCATATTATATTGGTGATTTGGATTTACGTGATATCACTATCTCATCTATTCCAAATGACCTAACCGTAGATGGAAATTTATTTCTAAAAGGCGATAACGCTAAATTGATGCCAGACAATTTAACAGTATTAGATAAATTATCAATATGGCGTGCTAATATTAAATCCTTACCTAATAATCTGATAGTAAGATATGGATTAGATTTTATAGACTCCACAATAGAAAATATCCCTAACAATACTGTTATTGGAGGATGGCTTAATTTAAGTGGTACAGCAATTACAGAGTTACCTGATAACCTAACTATTGGAGGAACTCTTTACCTACGTAATAGTAAAATCACTTCATTACCAAATAACTTAACTGTAGGAGGCGGAATTGATTTATCTAATAGTTCAATTAAAACGATACCTCAAAACTTAACAGTACATACTTTTTTAGATTTAGATAATACAAATATCACATCACTTCCAGATAATTTAACTGTAGGAGGTTATCTTGATTTGGAATATTCAAATATTATTAAAATTCCTAATAATTTAACTGTATATGGCTATCTTTGTTTGGAAGGCACAAAAATTGAAGAAGTACCAAATGATTCATTAATATATGGCTGTATATACTATAATGATAATCGTATGGTTCACCCATCACTCCCTTTAGAGGGTTATGACAAATGTCAAAAATTCCGAAATGAACCTATCTTCTGGGAATCTAATGGGGTGAGGTATATTAAAGTGGATGATATTCTTAGTATCATTGATTCTCATCATGGGAATGTTTATCGCACTCATCAGGTCGGTTATGATAAAGAATTATATATTGTTACCGATGGAGAAAATAATTGGGCACATGGTGAAACCCTTAAAGAAGCAAAACTTGACCTAATTTATAAAATTTCAGACAGAGATACATCCGCTTACAAAAACATGTCACTTGATGATGTCTTGACGTTTGAAGAAGCTATTGTCGCATATCGTACCATTACTGGTGCTTGTTCAGCTGGAACAAGATACTTCATAGAACACCGACTACCAGAACCACGCAAGAAAACATATACAATAGGAGAAATTATTGAATTGACCGATAATGAATATGGTAGCGATAAATTTAAAGAGTTTTTTAAAAAATGATTATTAACAAGTTATGTAAAATAGATGAAGAAAAATTTAAAATTAGAAAACTTACTTAGAGAATTTTTAAATATTATGGTAAAACGATATACTTGGCTTACTATAAAATTTGAATATAACGAAAATAAACAACAATATCTTGTATCATATTCACCTAAAGATAGGATACAAAGTGATAATGAATTTATGACAGATAGTATGATGTTGGAAGATATGTTTAATGATTATTTTGGAGAATATGCACCACTGTTCTGTGATGAAGAAGAATATTTCAAACTATCTCCTAATGCAGAAGTAATAAAATATGAAAGCAAATAGATAAATAATAAAACTATAAAGTAATTTATATAGTATACGAATATAAGCATTGCGAAAATTAATCGTAGTGCTTATTTTAGTTTTAATAAATCTATAGTAAAAAAAATGAAATATTAATATAGATACATAAAAAATGATGACCCTTCTGGAAAATATATGAAAAAATTTTTTGGAAAATTTTTTTGAAAGGGTATGGGTAAGAAAAAAGGCCCCATCATGGAAATCGGTGAATTTTTTTTGGAAAATTTTGGACGGAGAACCGTGGGCATTCTCAAACACCCCCTTTTATGGCGGTGGGTAGGTGGGTTAAATAGGTGGCCACCCACATAGGGCCTACCCATGCTATATATTCAGTGAACAAATTAAAATTAAACCATATTCTTTTTAGTTCTAACCACTTAATAAAATAAAATGATATAAGTTATCATATAAATTATTTAAAGTCCTTACAGACAAAATAAAAGGGGTACTAACTAATTTTGTCCGTACCCCTTTTCCCTATCATGTTACATTCTATTATTTTTTTAGTCCTCATCTTCCTCGTCCTCGTCTTCCTCCTCGTATGGTGTGGTATCTATTACGCTGTCCCACAAACTTTCATCCTCAAAAATTTCAGACATATAACCGCTTTCGCTGATATATAACCTTACTTCTATACCGCTTAAAGATTCGTAATTTCCATATCCATTTTGTTGGATATAATCTTTATCTTTATCAAAACCTTCCTCAAGACTATTAAGCACCTCCAAAGGTGTGCTACTCATCAAGAAGTCATCCAAAGAACTCATCTCATAGAATTGTTCTGTAAGATTATACTTGTCGCAAAACTTGTTGAAAATCTCAACTTGCTCGTTATTAGAAAGGTTGTTAAACTCGTTTTCAAAATTCTTAAAAGTAAACATAATTCAATGTTTTAAATTTAACCGATACTTGAAATAGGGTGGTCGGTTGTTAACCCCTTTGTTATTGATTTACTATGCAAAGGTACGCAATTATTTTGAAACTACCAAACATTTTACTAAAAATCTTAATAGCGTTAACTTTTATTAACAAATAGCATATTATTCCTTCGTGTGTGCGTATATATAATAATAAGATAACATACGCTATTAAGTCATTTATTTGCGTCGTATTCGTTTGAAATAAAGATTTAGTATAATTGTAGGTTTATTCTATTAAAACCGCTTAAAAAGGAAATAAAACGCATATAAGCAAAAAGTAGTACCCTAATAGATACTACCTTCAATTTATATTACTTCACCAACATATTCCATAACATTTTTAAGTCGTGTGCTTTGCCTATGTGGATAACGTTCTGTACTTTGTATGTAACTACTTTCGTTTGTTCCTCGTCTTCGAGTCCTGCCTCCGCTTGCTTGATATTTTCTTTTTTTGGTGCAACGTATATCCAACCTTCAATCTCCGCACGTATTGTTTCGTCTGTTACCACTTTTTCGTCCAAAATAAAGACGTGTTCAAATGTGGTTTTGTCAGAAGGTCGGTAATTCATTGTAATATAGTATTGTTCACTATCTTTATCAGACTGAAGGATATAAGGATACATACCTTCTACAAAGTGCATTCCTTTGCGTGGTGCTGCTTTGTATTCTGTTTCTATTCCCTTCTTTTCTAATGTTGCGTTTACACTATTCACATAACTACCAAAACGGCAATTAGTAATAAGTGTCATCTTTGTTACACGTCCAACAAAAGGACAACTTTTACCTCCCCTAAATTTAGGCTCTGACTTCACGACCATTGCAGAACCAAACTTTGTGCTAATAGTCTTAATCAATTTGTAAACGCTTTCGATGTTTGTTGTATTATTCATAATTCAATGATAATTAATTTAACGGACATTTTATTTAGGTAGTCCGTTGTTATACCTTTTTGTTTTGATTCACGTTGCAAAGATAGATATAATTTTTTAATCTACCAAATAATTAGATTAAAAATTTTAGTGTATTAACTTTTATTAACAAATTAATTGTTTTCCCTTTCGTGTGTATATATAATATAAAAACCGACACGAAAAAAATATCATGTCGGATAATGTGTTATTTTAATACCTATTGTGTCCATAATTCTTTTCCACGTAATGTTCACCGATTTTATTATAGATGTCTTCAATGTGGATAAGTATTAGACACACGAAATAGACACCTAAAATAATAAACCACGCTGAAATATTTTGACAGCCACTAAGAAGTAAGTAAGCGTTTACAATATACATTAATATTGTTGACAAACATACCAAGCCATGTTGTATAAAAATTTTATTCATAATTCAATATTTTAATCTTCCAAAAGCAATAAACAGACAAATAAAGTGACATACCATGTAGAAACATTCTGACTTGTATGCAAATAAATAATATTTGCCACAATTAACAATACAGCTAAAAGACAAACTAAACCATACTTCTTAATAATTCTCTTCATAATTCAATGACTTTATTTTTTACCGATACTTTATATAGGGCGGTCGGTTGTAAACCCTTTATTGTTGAATGATGTTGCAAAGGTATGAAATTATTTTCATTCCACAAAATTATTATAGTTAATTAATGTTAACGCACGTATTCTACTTGTACTTATATAAGTCAGTGTTTGGATATGTTTGATGTTGTTTATATGTCTTATATGTGTTTATATATAATATAATAACAAAGGGACAGCAATATAAATTACTATCCCTTTTATACAAGTTATCTATGTGTTTGTTTATTAATACTCTTGTTCCTCAAAGTAGTCAATAATCTCATCAATATTATCATTAATGGTTAACATAACATCGCTTGATGTTCCACTAACAACATTTCCGTTGTGGTCATACTTAAAGAAACCGTCATATGGGTTAAACTTTCCCATTGCGAGTTTGCGTGCAACTTCAAATGGTTGGTAGTCTTCAAATTCGTTATCAAAATCACTCATTTTGTACCATTTGTTTGGTGACTCTACAGCGTCCCAATACTCTTCGGCATATTGAAATTTCTCTACTGGAGATAAAGTTTCCCACTTTTCATATAAATTTTCCATATGTATATTTTACTTTTTATTATGTATTTATTTGCTTTAAAAGTTGATTTAATCTTATATAATTATCATACATACTCTATTTGTACTTAATTAAGTATGTATGTAATAATAATTTATAATTCGTTTGCGTTATATTCTATAATGTTATCAATATCGGAATTAATATCCTTCATTACATCTTCTGCGTTTCCGCTAACTAAAAGATGATGCTCGTTGTATCTAAAGAAACTATCTCTTATATCAAACTCTTTTGGCTGAATTATACTTAAAACATCAATAGGTTTGTAACCTTTTAGTTTGGTATCTATTTCATTCATTCCAAACCACATTTTTGGTGACTTAACACTCTTCCAATACTCTTGTGCATAAAAGAATTTATCTATAGAAGATAATGTTTTCCAAATTCTATATAAACGTTCCATAAATTATTAAATGTATATTTTATCTATTCTATTTAATAAATATGTTTATTTAGAATAAAAATAACTCCCTATTAATAGAGAGTTATCTTCTTTATTTCAATTTTACTATACTCATCGCTATCTATTACATTAATATAAATTGCGTGTTCATTCTCATCTACAAAAATGTCGTCTATAGGAAACTCGTTTTCAAAGTAAGACATATCTTCTTTGAAAAGTTCCTTCATTTTCTTTTTAGCGTCTTCCAAGTTATTGAACGCTACAATAGTAGAGTAATCGGTATCATTATATGTCAGTGTTTCTTTTGCTATAATAAATATATCTTTTCCTTCCATAGTTCTATTTGTTTAATTTGTTAATAAATTTAGTTACTTTTCCCACTTATCAAGTATTGTTTCGGTAATTCTCAATGTAGTGTGAACACTATTCTGAACTTCTGAAATGTGCATCATATCATCACTCTTTGTAACAATATAATCATTCTTATTCATTTTGGAATATTCACTCTCGTAAATACTATCAAATGTGTCCTCCATTGCTTGTTTAGCACTTCTTTCATTACTAAATGTGCCAAGTACTAATACATCATTAGTAAACTTAACTTTTTCCTCCAACGTTAAAACGTACACTTTCTTAATCTGTTTCATAATTCTTATTTGTTATTGATTTACGTATGCAAATTTAAGCATAATATTTGATATTACCAAATTATTAATGTTAAAATATGTTAATCGCTTTATAAAATAAAAAAGGATAGAACAAATAAAATTAATTACATTGCCCTATCCTAAAACATTTGAATTATGAATTTATATTTTTACTATTTCTATTTTAGTAGAATATTGCTTATCGTGACTATTAAGTATTACATAGTTTTTAGATTGTTTGTAAACCTTATATAATCCCAAACAAGTTAACTTATCTACTTGTGTATTACTAAATTGTTTCGCTTCCTTTTTTGTGTCAAATTCATAACTATCATCTTCGATAACTTTATTATTGTCTATTACCAAATTATATTTGACTGAATATGTATTATTCTTTTTCATAACCCTATATATTAACTGAAATAAAGTAAATCAAAGAAGAACGTAATCAAATCTTCCTTCTTCATATCTTTAATCTCAATCTTAACTTTATCCTTGTCATTCTCTCCCAATCGGACAAAATATAATTCTGCAGGTTTCTGTACTAAACTGAAATAACGTCCGCTTAATACGCTTAAATCATCAACGTTTTTAATTAATTCTTTTGTGAACTTGAAGATAATACGTTTAACATCATCTTCCGTATATTTATCATACGATATAAAGTAAGATAAATTACACATGATACTATATTTAACCTTCTCGTCTAATTCGTGTGTAATCTCTTTAATTGATATGTTATTTCTCAAACACCAACCATATAAGCGTGCAAATAGATACTCATTATAATTTTCTCGTGCGATGATACGATTATACTTATAATCATAGTCAAAGCATACCGCAACCATGTCATTATCTTTGTTTGAAAGATAAAAACGTTTCAAGTTATATGCAAGTTTAATTACGTTTACTTTGTAATAAACGTTCTCCAAAAACCCTTCAAAGTCATTATCTTTAATAACTTTATCCAATAGAGATTTTAAATTAGGAGTTTTCATAACTTTATTTTAATTGTTTTGTAGGAATATTACTTTATTGTTTACGTATGCAAAGGTAAACAATTTATTTCAATTAACCAAATTATAATAGTTAATAAAAACAAAAAACCATAACTACTTATCTCAAGCGGTTATGGTTTAAATCTAAACAATTTAATAACTAATATTAACTACAAAACTTATCTATACTAATCTATATCGGAAATTGAATGCCAACCATTTTCTGTTTGTTTCCATGCAACATTAAACTTCTCTTTCTTATCTCCAAAGGCAAGTTTAAGCACTGATACATCGTTTCCAACGTCCGTTAGTGTTATCTCTGTTGCAAGTCCCCCTAAAGTTTCATTCAATCGTTCAGAAAGGATTTCTCGCTTTCTGAACTTTGCAGGTTTCCAATTCTTTAATAAGTTGGATTTTATTACATCTCTAAATGTACTCATAACCTTATATCTTATAAGTGAAAGTTTGGTTTAATACGCTTATATGTCTTCTCGTTTGGACACTTGTTGCTTGATACAACAACGTCCATTGCCCATGAGCCGATAAACTTTAATTCCCCTTCCTTAGGCTCGTAATCATGACTTCTGCCATTACCTAAAGATGTAAGGATAGGTAAAGGATGCACGACTAAATCATCACTTGTCTTACCACTTGGACAATCCTCAATGTCGACAAATTCCTTCTTTGTCTTATTGATAAAGTAGCGGTACTCATTCACCTTCAAGTCCTTTACATCCTCATCGGTGTTATTGTCCCTTGCAATATCGTAATAGTTTTTCCCCTCTAATACATCATCTGCATAGTCACCACACCATACCATAGGATAACCTTTATACTTTCCGTCCTCGTCATTAATAAGAGTTGCAAAAGTGTTTACAAAGTTATTTCCTACATACGAATGCTCCATGAGTTTTAACCCATTAAAAAAATCATGTGCATGCAATGATGCAACTACTTTCTTACTATCCTTCTTGTCAATAATGACAGGTTTAAAATATTGTCCCATAATTCTAAATGTTTTAATTGTTTGTTTTTAATTGATAGTGCAAAGATAAGCAATTATCCTCACACTATCAAATAATTTTGTCTGTTTAACTTTTATTTAACATATGGCGGTACTTTGGATTTCCATAAAGCAAAGCAATATGATAACAATCAAGCACACCCATTATTTCCTTAATCTCATTAAGTTCCTTTTCTGTAAGGTCCATTTTACGTGGATATTCCAAGATAATACTATCTTTGTCAGTCTTAACTTCGGGAACACCATTTACAATGTTTACCTCCTCTGCAATTCCGTCCTTAAACAACATGGTAAACTCATGTTCAGTAAGTGGGTTCTCATCATTAAAGAAAGGACCATATCCCATGTTTATTAAAGTTTCATCACAAATATAAATCGTGTCCCAATAGCTTGATAATTCTTCCATAATTCTTAAATGTTTGTTGAACGTAAATAAATCACATCATATAAAAGGTTAATTAATTCCTCCTTTGTTAAGTTTGTAATATTAATTTTTTCTATTTTATTAGCAAGATTATTCCCACTTTTTATAAAAAACATATCTTCTAAATCACTAATAAAACTATAAACTCTACCCATTAAACAAAATACATTTCCATTTGAAAACTTAGTTATTTCTTTTCCAAAATACAAAAGTATTTCTTTAATATCATCTTCCTTGTAATTGTCTAAAACACGAAAATCTGCAATTTTATTTCTTAAACGTTTAATTGTAGCACTATCCAATCTACCTTCAAAGTCTACAATTATAATATTATTTTCCTTTGCCCACCTAAATAGCGCACAATATGCAAGTTTATCATAAACTTCTTTTATAACAATAGAGTCATTAACTTTATCAACGTCAAAACACAACGCAGGTACACTTGTATCTTTATCCGTAACATAAAAACGTCTTAAATTGAAACCAATGTTAACAACATTCAACTTAAAGTCACGTTTAACATCAAGTCCTTCAAAGTTCTCATCTTTGATAACGTATGACATATTATCAAATAATTTATCGTAATTCATAATTCTATTGTTTTATTTTGTTTACTATTGAAATACGTGTGCAAATTTAACAAGAAAAATTCAAATATACAAATTTTCCTTGTTAAATTATGTTAATATTAAGAATATAATTTTTCTACAAACTCAATTACATTTTTATAGAAGTTATAAGATTTTCTTCCCCTATTTTTAGCAAATTCCAAAATTTCGTCCTTTGTTCCATTTAGAAATAACGTGGACCATTGATTATTAGAACGTGTATAAACAAAGGTATGACCGCCTTCCCAATTTTCATGTCCCACATAGTAGTCAGCAGGGGACTTTATTACAGCATCACTATTAAAACGTACAAAATCGTATATATCAGCATCACCACATACAATTGCGTTATCTCTCACCAAGCAAGTTCCACTTAAATTTGCATTGTCGCAAACTTGTGCATTTTCTAATAGAAGAGAATTGCCATACACTTGTGCGTTATCCTTAACAATAGAACAACCTTCCATACGTGCGTTTTTAAACACACGTGCGTTATCCTTAACTTTGGAATATCCTCTTACATGTGCATTACCAAATACCACTGCATTGTCGCACACTTGTGCAAAGCCGTCTATTATAGCATTGCCAAATACTTTTGCATTGCCGTAAACTTTTGCATCCAAGTCTACCCAACAATTGTCTTCTTGTGAAAGATTATCTTCTTTCTCAATGAAACCACCAATACTACCCTTCTTGACATTACCAAAATCCTTCAACGCCTCAATACGATAGAGTTTGTGTCCGTCAAATGTATAACTTAAATCCTTTCTGATTTGATATTTCTTTGTTTTCATAATTCTTTGTTTGTTTTGATTTACGATTGCAAAGTTAAGCATTTAATTTGAAATATACAAGCGAAAATACTAATTTAAAATATAATTAACATTAAGTGCTTTCGATGTATTATATATAATATATTACGCAGACACATGATGGAAAACATAAACTTATTTTAAAGCGTTCTAACCTCTTATTTTAGTATCTACCTTATAAGTTATCAAGTTTATATATTAAATCCGTCAGAAACTAAATAAAGTGGCAATAAATAGAAAAGTGGTACTACTTATCGCAAGCAATACCACTTAAAGCATAAAAACTTTTTGTTTAATAAGATTTTCTTTATTTATCAACTATCCCATATACCTTCTTTACAAAAGGACGGATACTCTTTGTAGCCTTCTTAAATTGCTTTAGGTTCATTCCTCCGCACGCAATTTTGTTCATAATGTCATAGGCTCTCTTTTCAGTGTCCACGTATCTGTACAATACGTTGTTTGTTCCGTCATGGTGTACACCCCTAAATCGTACATTCCACTCGTCCAAATACCACTCACACTCATCACATGATGTGTTCTGTAGAATGTCTGAAATGTCGTTGTACACCTTTGATGCAACATGTACACCATTCCATAGTCCAAGTTCTGCAAACGCTACCACATACCCCTTGAAATTAGTATATTTTTCAGAAAGATTATCTCTTTCGTCATCAATGTACATATTATTTGTTTCGTCAATAACTCTCATTACGTTATTGTCTGACAAATCTGTGTAATTCTCTTCACGCATAAATTTACGTGTTTCCTTCATTGTTTCCTCATCATAGAGGTCGATGTTAGTCCAAATTAAGCAACGTTTCATAATTCTATTTGTTTTTAATTAATTGTGTCAGCAATATTACTGATTAACGTTTGCAAAGATAAGCATATAATTTGACTTGTGCAAATTTTCAATATTAATAAATGTTAATTGAAATAGTATTTGTATATACTAAAGATGTTGAGTGTTTTAATAAACTCATCCTGCAAAGTTTTTGATGCGTCCTCACTTCGAACACTCCATGTAATAGGCTCGTCATCATCACACTCTCCACTCTTCCAATCGTGCAACTCAAATAACTTCTCATTAACACGAATTAGCCACGTGTAATGTACCTTCTTATCCTTACTTAAATTGTTATTTGTCGGTTCTCCAAATAAACTCTCTAAAACACTCTTTGCAATAGGTTTTGTTTGCATAATAAATGTTGTACAAGTGTCGGGAATGTTATCCTCCTTTTGATATACTTCAATTTGAAGGTTATTAATATTTATTTGTTTCATAATCTTAAACTAATATGTTAGTAAAAACTTTTTCACACATATCATCTGATAATACACTATCTTCTGATGATGTAATAGTTTCTCCATTAAGTAAATCAGTAGATGTAAAATAGAATTTATCCGTTTTCTTATTGTAAGAAACTCTTTTTACCGCACACGCATAAACATTTTCATAATTAACTGAAATTACTTCAATGTATGGGCGTTCATTTAACTTCCTATCACTAAACTCTACAATAAACGTACGATTCTTTTTCATACGTGCAATAGTCTGCTTTCTAATATCTTGATACATAATTCTATTTATTTGAAAAGTGTGTATTATTTTCTATTGCGTTTGCCTAAACAAGTTGCAACATAATCGAGTAATTCGTCCTCGTTGATATTGCCATCCTCGTCTTCAAAATCAGACAACATTTTACCTTCGAACTGATATACTCTATCATTATCGGTGTTAAGTCCAAAATCTAAAGTGACTTTAATTCCTTTGATATTTGCGTAGGAATAATTCTTTACAGCAAACGCACCTATTCTAACTTCTTTCATAATTCTTATTTGTTATTGATTTACGTATGCAAAGATAATCATAAACTTTCAATTAACCAAATAAAAATCTATATTTAACATGTAATTAACATTTATCTTCTTAATATACTATGTTTTGCGTTTTAAGCGTGTTTAACAATCACTTCTTTATAAGTTATCAACTTTATGTATTAAAGCCGTCAGATACAAAATAAACCCCTACCAACGCAATGTATTAAATAACGTTGATAGGGTGAAAAATATGAAAATAATAACTTATTCGTTTTTTATCTTTTTAATTTGTTTTGTTGTTCTTACTTATTTTCAAAAAGATATGCAAGTTCTGAAAGTTCATTTTCTACCCATTGACTATCTATGAGTACACCTTCCATTTCATAGGGTGCACCATTCTTTCCGTGTCCGTCCCAATCAAGCCAAAGGTAAGTTTCATATGAAACATCGTAACTCTCGTAATAACTCTCAAATTCTGAATGAATTTGCTTTTTTGTTGTACCTTCCTCAAAAGTAAACTCAACACATACGTCCCTTCCTGCAGGTGAGTAAATCTCTAAATTTACGTCTACGCTCTTTGTTTCATTGTTAATTATTACATCTACTATCCATTGAGTATTTTCCAACTTGTTTTCGATGTAGTCTTTAATGTTTTTTAAAGTCATAATTCTTAAATGTTTAAATTGTTGTTGTTTTGAATAACTGATGCAAAGATACGAATAAGTTTTTTAATATGCAAGTAAAATTAGGTATTTAACATATATTTAACATATTGATAATTTGGTGTTTATCTAAAGAAGGTAAGCAATTATTCTCAAACTACTTACCTTCTTTCTTCACTTATTTTTTACAACACAACTCTTGTATCTTGTCATAAAAGTTTTTCTCAAACTTATCAAAATTATTCAAAAAGTACTCCATTTTTTCTATTACGTCTTTAGGATATGAGTGTTCAAAAATATCTATTTCAGTCCCAAAAGGTCCGTAAAATACACCTTCCTGAGAAATCATAAGATTTTGTGGGTCCTCTGTGCTATGGTCTTCCACACCGATGTATTTTATTCTTTCTTTCTCATCATCATCACCAATAATTGAGTAGCAACTAATAAAGCCTATTGTTTCTCCCCAACCATTAGCAATTGCAACTATTGTACGTGTTTCGTCACCTTTCTTCAAATCTCTATGATTAGGACCACTGACAAGCAAAAATCTATGTTTTATCAAATGATTTGCAGTATCTATCAAATCTATAATTCTATCATTCAAAGAAAGAATTTTATCTCTCAATGAAAACATTTGCTCCTTCTGTTTGTACTCTTCACTCTGCTTGTAAGCGTTGGCAATCTCATTTTCAAACTTAATCATAATTCTATTGTTTTTAATTGTTTCAGCACTATTACTGATTGACGTTTGCAAAGGTAAGTATAAAATTTGAAATACGCAAGTAAATTTCTTATTTTAACTTTTATTTAACATTTGTATGAATGAATCTAATATATGCGTTTTAAGACGTTTAAATGATAGTAACCTTATATGTACCTATAAAGTTTATTATAATCGCTTATATGACAAAAGAAAACCCATAAAGGAAATAATATTTTCCTTCATGGGATAACTATGTTTATATTTTCTTGTACACTGATATATTGATATGATTCAACACTTCATTAAATACAAAATCGCACATAGAATAAGAAAACTCATCTTCATGTAATTTATTTTTACTTCGTGTGTTGTATGTTTCGTATTTCAAAGTAAATACGTCTTTATTTTTATCATAATGTACTTGATTCACTATGATTGTACATACACACCCTTCACCAACAACCCTTATAGAAGGACGTGAACTTCTTACTATAATAGTAAAATCAAGTTCAGACGTATTGAATTTCGCCATACGTTTTATAGCACCCTTCCTATATATCTCCATGTTTTTTTTATTTATATCTTCCATTATCATTGATATTTTATTATGTAAAACAAGTATATTAACTTGTATACTGCTATTGCAAGCTAAAACACTTGTTTTACTTTTATTGTTTTATGCTTGATGTGTAATACAATTAGTATCATTTAATAAGACTTCTACAAAGTCCATAACCTTTGTATAGAAAGGTACTTTGTAAGGAACTATTTTGTTTAATGTTTTCAAGAAGTCTTCTCGTGTGCCATACGTATTTATGTTTTGCCACATATCATTACTACGTGTATATGTGAATGGGTAGCCATTATCCATAAATTCACACCCACAATAATAATCGGTTTTACGGCTAATATAAGCGTCACCCAAAAAGATTGCTCTATCCCATATTTCCACGTTACCACAAATAACAACTTTTTCACGTGCTATTATATTACCATGTACACACGAATTACCGCACATCATTGCTGAATCGGTTAATTCAACATTGCCAAGCAAACGTGCCTCACCGCACGCATATGAGTAGTCTCTTAAAAAGCTACGACACGTAACAATTGCCCCGTCAAATACTCTCGCATGATTCTGTATAAGTGACTGACCACTTACCCTTGCTTGTCCAAAAACTTCTGCGTAGTCCATGATTTTAGCGTCTTCAAAGACTTTTGAATCATCGTACGCTTTTGCGCTATTATATATCCAACAATTACCTTTGTGAGAAAGATTATTTTCCTTCTCAACCCAACCGCCAACATCCCCCTTCTTTACATCACTAAAGTCTTTTAACGCTTGAATACGATATAAAGTGTGACCATTATGGTTAATCTTTTCACTCTTTAATAACTTAAATTTCTTTGTTCCCATAATTCTATTTTAATTGTTTTAATTCATTCTGTAGGACTATTCCTTTTTGATTTATGTTGCAAAGATAAGTAATTATTTTAAAACTACCAAGTAAAATTATCATTTTAACTTTTAATTAACAATTAGCTAAATCTTCAATTATTGATTAAATATTACATACGCATACACGTAAGATTAAATATAACTCAATATTTTCGTTTTAAGCGTATTAAATTAGTGTTATGGTACATTTACCTATTATGTATAATTAAACCCATTAGAACACATAAAAAACCCCTATAGGATAAACATATTTAAATGTTATACCTATAGGGAGAATCAACAACATAAAAACATTAAGAATTAAAGTCTTTCCAATTCGTGTGGGTATGCCTCCAACTCACACCCTAAATCATCGGACAAATGGATAATAGTTTCCTCGTTTTCATTGTCCAAGTCGGTATCATTTCCTCCTATTGAGTCAATTGCCCAAACTCTTTTTAAATCTCGTGTTTCCTCGTCACAATCGTGGTAAAGAACACAATCACCAACCATTAATGGTTGTTTGTTTCTATCATAAACCATAGATAATAATTTTAATTTGTTGTTGTGGGACTATTCCCTATTTGTTTATTTTACTCTACAAAGATACGCAAAATATATTATGTAACCAAATTTTTGATGTTAATAAATGTTTTATTTCTCAATCACATACTTAACACGTTCCAAGATTGTTTTTGGTTTTACAAGTTTTTGTTCTGCTTTCATTACCTTGTAAATCATTTCTGAATTTTCACTTCTTAACTTTGCAATTTCCTCCGATAACTTCTTATTTCTGTTTCTTACTGAATTATATTGTTCCTGACTGATAAACTTTCCTTCCTCGTTTCGTGCTTGCTGATAGCGTGTAATTTGCTTTTGTAGTCCTTTGAGTTCCTTTTCAGACTTGATACACTTCTCTTTCGCAAAATAATACATATCTCTCCATTTGTCCCTTTCCTTGACAATATATTTCAAAATTACAGATGTTGGAATATTATCATTAGGACGTTTGTTATTATTATCCATAAACTACTCAATTTAATTTGTTTATTTTATTTGAGTGGGTTAATATTTCAAACCCACACTTAATTATTTACCACTTGCAGCGAATATCATCTTCTTTCACAATGAACTCACTATTAGGCATAACGAATTTTCCCTTCTTAAAGTTGTCAGCCGTTTTCTTAAACTTCAAACCTACTACTACATTTCCGTCCTTATAGCGTGCGTCATATTTGTCTCCGTCAATAACATTATAACCCATAAATGTTTTTGGCATGGTTTCTGTACCAAATACGACTGCGATACGTCCGCCTTCTTTTAGATAGTCCATACCTATATTGAAGTTATCTTTAGAGCCGTCCAACGACCATGTAATATCATAGTTAGGATATTGTTTCAAAAGTTCCAAATAGTTAGGTACTTTCGTATAATCATAAAACATTACATTAGGAAACATTTGTAAGATATTCTTTTTACCTAACTTGAACAATAAAGGACTTAAATCGCTTGTTCCATTGATACGTACTGAAAACTCGTGTCCCTTCAACTTCGCACGTTTCTTTTCCAATTTGATTTCATGCAACATTAAGTGCATGAAAACCTCTCTATTCGCAAAGAATAAGCGTGTCTTTGTTATACGTGAGCCATCTATATCATCACGACCAGACAAGCGACTAACCTTGTTACGTCCACTTCCCATAAGACAATTTGCTTTGCACATATCATTCTTTGGACAAACGTTAAAACCACTCAAATCGGCTGCAGCCAAATATAAACAATATGTTGAGAACTTATGCTCATATGAATGTAACATCTTTGCGCTTTGTGCTACACTTCCTAAATAGGTAACACCAACTTCCTTCAATGTTGCGGTATAACTTTTCCACTTGATGTTTTTAAGTCGGTTCATTTCACTATTGAAATCTGCAAACTCACTCTTTGTCATCAATCTTTCCTTCATAATTCTTTTGTTTTAATTTGTTTGTTTTGTGGGACTATTCCCTTCTGAATTACATTTGCAAAGTTAAGAATAATTTTTGAAATAGCCAAATTTATAAAGTTAAGTAATGTTAAATAAAAAACTTTCATTGAAATAAAAAATGGTATAACCTTCATTAAAGAATAGTTATACCACCAAAAAATATAGAACTATGAACAATTATAATTATTATCAAGATAAAGCAATAAATAGCGAAATGTATCTCCACTAAATTTATTTACATTTATCCAAGTGCAATCCTTTGCCAAATCTTCATAATATCGGAATTTACAATATAGTTTATCATCTTTAATATAAAGATTTATTAGTTCAATTTCCATATCCTCTTCATGAATATAAAAATAATTTTCTAAATCAATTATTCCTCCTTTGTCCTTAACAATTTCTTTAATAGAATCTATAAGAAATTGTTTAATTTTATCATATTGAATGATAAGTTCTTTATATTTACTCATAAATTTAATTTTGATTACTTGCAAGTATATTAACTTGTTTTGCTTACTTGCAAGTATATTAACTTGTTTTGCTTACTTTGCTGTAATTGTTACCTTTGTAAGTTTCAACCACTGATACCCTAAAGCACTTTTACGCTTTTTATTTGCACATGCAGCTATATTTCCAATGGTTGCACGATTGTTACTTCCTAAAGCAATTGCAGCCTCCGTGCATGAATTATAGCGTGCAATTACTTTGCCATCCTTCACTTGTGCGACCGCTACTGATTGATATTTCTTTTTCTTATTATTTTCTCCCATAACTATATCCTTTCTTTTTAATCTAACTTAATCGGAGAAATACCGCAAGTTTTTAACATTTCATTTACTTTGTCCATGTTGGTTTCTCTTTCAGCACCGACTTCCTCCAAAAAATCTTGCAAAGTTTGTCCGATAAATGATATACCTCCAAAAGGTGTGTTATCATCTTCTAACTTCACATTGAGATATTTGCTTACCGATTTATTACTCATGACTTTTTAAATTTTATATATTTATATTTTTATTTAATTACATCTTTATATTTAGATATATTAACATTTATATATCTTTGTATAATTATTCACAACCTCCCTCCGTTTGAAAGGAGGTTATGTTTTTTGTTTTAATCTGTAGTTCTGATAAAGTAACTCAAATCATCGCCTTTGAAAGTAGAGAGTGCTTTATCTCGTGCAACATAATAGAGTTCAGTGTACAATCTTGTAAGTTCCTCATTTCCTCTCTCATGTAATTCCCACGCCTTGATGTTGAGTGCCATTGCGAACTCTGTAAAATATTTCACATCGTCCTTCCACTCTTTTACAATACGATTAAAGGTTTCCTCAATTGCCTTCTGTCCTCCCATTAATTCTGCAATTGTCAAATCGCTTGAAAATGTTGTAAAACGTTCATATCCGCTATCTTCCATTACTTTTTCAAAGTAATCTTCTGACATCATTGCTGCTTGAAATACGTTCATAATTCTTATTTGTTTAAATTTGTTCTATGGGAATATTCCCTTGTTGTTTTGAATTACGATGCAAAGATAGTAATAAAAGTTGGAATGTACAAGTAAATTTTTCTTTTTAACTTGAGATTAACATTTTATTAAAAATTTGTTAAACTGCTAATCTCTTCACGTGCGTGCGCATGCGTATAATAATATATAATATAATAGTAATATATATAGGCCTATAATATATTTAATATATAAATTA